TTGAACGATGTTGGCACAACAACTGTCGTGATCGTAGCTTGCCAGTCGCCGAACCCAATCGGTCGGGTATAAATGTATGCCGACTGCCCGAAGTTAGCAGTCATTGCATCGCTGGCCACCGTACCGGAGCCACCAAATCCAACTGCCGGCGCGAAGCTCTGGCTTGCAGCAATCGTCACACCGCCAACGCCAGTGTTCGGATTCTCCAAACTAAGCGTGAGCCCATTCCAATTGCCACCGTTCTTGCGCAACCAAGCTTTGCGCGCGGTGAGGTCAACCGCAAAACTAATTACATCGCCTGAGGTGCAAGCACCCAAGCTCTTACCGGAGTTCGTGTTGTTGGCATAAATGGCGCCAGCGCCCCTCTGCAGCGACACGCAATTAGCCACGCCTGTGACAAAGTCATAGTAAACAGCATCTGCCGTAACGATTGCAACGGTGTCAAAGTTACCGTGCGTCAAGGTCATCCTTACTTCGAAATAGTATTTCCCGGTGGTTCGCTGTGCGGTGCTGCGCGCACCCGAGTTGGTCGCGTTGTTGGCATGCGTCGCGGTCAGGTTGCCGTTCGAGAGCGCCACATTCGATGAATCGCCATCAAGTGTAGCGAGCGCGACGGCGCCGCCCGTGAGCACTGGCGCGTAAAAGGCGTCGCTGTCGAACATGGCCGGGCTGATGATCTGTCCGGCCGTAGGCGCGCGGAACACATCGCCATCAGTCACGATCGGAGGCTGCAGCTTGGCCACCACATTCGACCAGAGGCCGAAGCCGGCGGGCACCGCCGCGAAAAATGCGGACTGGCCGAAATTTGCCGTCACGTTGTCGCCAACGAGAGACCCTATGGCGAACCGCACGAACGGAGTCCAGGCCCCAGCGGGTATAGTTACGCCGTTAGTCCCGGTTACCGGATTAGCCGCCGGAGTTCCATTCCACGGCGCACTAAACCGTCGGAACCACATTAGCCTCGCGCTGAGATCGACCGCGAACCCATAGATGTCGCCGTTTGCACCCGCGCCGACGTTGTAGCCAGTATCAGTCCCATTGCTCACGATGCCGCCGCTCGCCACGTTGACGCGCACGGCGGGGAGCAGCCCGGCATAATCTATGGTCGTCTGGCAGATGCCGAGCGCGGTGTAGACGTCGTGGAATAATCCGACGGTCATCTCAAAGTAGAACTTGTTGTCAGTCTTGAGCGCCGTGCTGCGCACTCCGGCAGTGGCACCAGCGCTAGTCACGGTAGCCGTCAGGTTGCCGTTCGACATCGCTAGAGTTTGAATAGGACCATCGAGCGTCGCCGGGATTCCGATGGCGGCTGGCATGGATAGCATATCATCGTTTGCCACCAACCCTGCGGCCATGGAAACTTTGGTGACGAAGGCGCGGACAATGTCGTTGTCCACATGGAGAAGCGGCTGAATTACTCCAGCACGCATGAGCGGCGCGTAGAACGATTCGATGTCGACAGGTCGGCTGGGATGCAACGTCAGAGGCGTGGTGAATGATGGCGCATAAATCGCGTCAAGTTCAGTAAACATGGCAGCCCGCAGCGCACCGGACACAATCACGAACGGCGTAAACAACACGTCATCGTTCGCGAACAGGCCGACCTGCAGTAGTCCCGGAAGCCTAATGCTGGGCAAGCTTAGAGCATCAACACTGACATAGAGCGACGGCACCAAAAACTGGGTAGGTGTTTTCGACGTAAATGCAAAAACCGTCTCAAAATTGGAATCAATCACCAGCTCTTGCGGCGCGAGCACCCACTGGCGTCCGCTCGCGGCGCTGTAGAACGCATCAGTTGGATCAAGAAAAAATTGTGGGCTGAGCGCCCGATCGATGTTTCGCAGCACCATCGCCCCGAGGCCGTTCTCCAGCAGGACCGTTCCAGGTACATGGCCCGAAAAATATATTCCCTCGAAAAACATCCCGCCGGGATATTGCGGTTCAAGCACCTGATCCGATGGAGGTAACCGACCGGCTGTTTCCTGCGAGACGACTCCGGGAATCATTTTTTGGGACCGCGCGGCACTTTGTAGCGGCCCTGCGGCTTCAACGCCCGTACTTCACGACGCGGCGCGAGGTCCTGCTCGATACTTTGTATCGTCGCCTCGTCAGGCAGACACGTCTTGGGCAGGCGCTTCCAGACCTGATAAATGCCGACCTCCCTTCGCGTCAGTTTGTCGAACTGGCCGTTGGGCACGAGATGTGCCGTCGTGAGCAGGAGCAAGGATTGCTGCAGCCACAAGATCGAGGCGGGGTCGTCGAGCTGAACCTTCACCGTCTTGTCCCCTTCTTGGTGTCGAAGTCCTTTTTTCCTCCACCGATCGCGCAGTAGACGTCGAACGGCGACGTCGCCTCATGTTGCCAGGTCTTGCCCATGTCGATGGAGCTGGTGATGGCCCCGCCCTTGCCGCCGCACACCAGGATGTTACCAGCGAAGGTCGCGCACAGGGCCGCGCACCCTGGCGACACCGTATTAGTCTTCGTCTTCTTCCCCACCTTGTGCGTGATGGTTATGCTGCCACCGGCGCCAGGATGTATGAATCCGTCGCCGACTTCCATCCGACACGGATTGTTGCATTCAACCAGCACACTCTCGATGACTTTCGCGTGCTCGTCCTTCTTTTCCCAATAGCCGAAGATACCGTCGCGCGTCCCTGCTTTATTTCTGTAGTGGGGTGGAAGCAAGGTGCCCTCAACCTCCTCATTTTCGCCCATTTGGCGTTTGCCAGCCTGGCCCCAGCTCGTCCCAGTGGACGAGCGATAGAGTATCTCCCAGACCTCAGAGTCCGGTGGGGGATCGCCATCAAAGTGTATGTCGGTGTGCACGACGGCATAGAACGCATGCGCGCTCTCGTCCCACACCACGCCCATTCCAGCGGCCGAGCCGGAGGAGCCTCTGTCTTCCGTGATCCTGGCCGACTGAAACCAGTTCTGACCATCGTGCGAGGTCATGATGATCGCTACTTCGCTGTCGTGATCACCTTCACCGGAAAAGTTGGTCCCGATGAGCACGAATGTCGGGGTTCCGTTCTCACCCTTGGCGTTGGCCCCGATGTTCTTATACGACGCGCCATTGGTGTTGCCGGACTCGGAGAAGCCAAGTGATCCCAAAAACTCCCAATTCTGATCGTCCTTCAATTTCTTTATCTTGCAAAAGTACTGCTCGCAGCACTCGTCGCCAGTCGTAAAGCTTCCGCCGCCGGGCTTGCCGCCAAAGTTAACGATGGTCATTAGTGGGTCCAACCGAAGCGGCTCAGGAACAGCGTTGGGATTGCTCTCCTCCACTCCGGGCAAACCATCGCCACTCTGCGGCATCAACAAGAAATCGTTCCAGAGGCCGCTGTGCCTAACCCCTTGTGACTGTCGCTTGCTTGCCCGTAGCACCCCGAACTTATCGGCTACCTCGACATTGAGCTTTTGATCCTCATCCATGCTGTTGGTGGCGAGAACGGCATTGTAATAATCCCTTGGATCGCTGGGAGGCTGCTTCTTTCCGTTCTCGTTATCCTCCAGCTTATCTTCATCGATGTCGTTGCTGACAATCTTGAGCACTATGCTATCGCGCGACCGATTTTGTGGGTTGTTATCAAACCGTTTGTTAGCGACTTGGTACTGACGCTTCGACCGTGACTTGACTGCAATGGCATCGGTAGCTGGAATCTCGACGAACCGATCCTTGTCGTCGGGATCGACGTAGACTTTCAGTTTGGTTTGTTTGCGATTGTCACCGCTGTGTTCACCAGCCTTGAAGGCGAAATTAACGGTGGTTTTTTGAAATTGGTTACTGCGCGGCGCATTACCCTGCCGACCATTGAAAGTAATTCGATCCAGAACCTCGACGTCGACCCAGACATCCTCGTTCTCGTCCTTGCCCCAATATCGCACGACGTGCGAGCGCCGCTGTTGGTCCGACGTGCCCATCATCCCCTCTTATGCTGCTGGTGCTAGCAATCCGAACAATCGCCACAAGTTGACATCGGTCTTCTTCACCGTTGCGGTAGCGTACTGCCCCAACAATTGATTCAAGAAGCCAGCGTACACACGCAGGACTACCGAACCTGATGGCTGTATCGTGACCCTCCCAGTCCCATCCTGATGGACATGCAGCTCGGTTCCGATCGGAAACGCCACACTGGCATCATCTGGAATCGTCACGGCCGCATCAGCGGTGCCGTTGACTATCACCATAAACGCACCGGCATCCCCAAGGTCTGGGTTCCACGCTGGGGCTTCCAAGACGTTCAATGATGGAGACGGCCGGTTCGTCCAGCGAGCTGCCGTAGCATCCCACTGCAGATAATCGCCATCGTTAGGCTCTGTGCTTACATTCACATCGCTCTTGAGGTCGCCCAGTCCCAACGTATTCCAAGTCGCGTCACCATTGGTGGCACTGTTTTTCTGCAGCACTTGACCAGCACCGCCGCCTATTGGCGAAGATGGTGGCGCCCACATTACATCGTAACTGGCAGCGCTCGTCTTAGTCAGAACATAACCAGGACCGCCGTCACTCGGCAGCGTAGCCGCAGGCGCCGTTAACAGCAGAGAGTAGTAATCGTGACCGTGTCCATCATTAGCGTGAGAATCAAATGTGCTGGACGACGAGGTGTGATCGACCATGACGATATAGACAGCGCTGTCAGGGGCAACGATCACGTCGTCCTTGTGATAGATAGTCGACACCGTCCACGGCCCACGAAAGAACCAGCGCACCACTGGCATCGCGATCGGCCCGTTGACGGTGCCGTCCGACATATTGATGTAGAGCTGACCGCCCGTTGAGGTAAACGACGAGATCAGAACCGGCTCTGGCGGATGCAATTCGAGAAACTGCACCCGCTGCGACACATCGTAAAAATTGCCATCAACCTGTGCTGGACTCAGGTTGGCACCAACGCCAGAGCCCCACGGCCCAGAGGTGCGATATAGAATCACCTGCTATCCCCCTCTGCCCTGATACTACCCTCCCTTGAAGATTGCGCCGAACTCGAACTCGCGCTCCTGCTTGGTCATGTACCATGTGGCCGCATTGGCATAATCGTAGCTGGTTGAGCCCGTTCTAGTGGCACCGGTCTGGCTGGATTGTTTGCCGAACGTCAGGACCGTATTTTCAGGCGGAACCTGACACTTCGCCACGGTGTTGAGCGGAGCAACGTTCGGCGGCAGGTGCGGCCGAATAATCTTTTCCATGTTCGCCATGAATTCATGCTCCTGTTTTACGGGGTTGAACCTGCCGAGAGATTGATCTGCATCGGAATGACAAGCGGACTGGTGGCGGCGTCGTATTCAACATCTGTTGAGATACCTTGCACGGGCGCAAGCTCGATTTCCAACCATGCCGGATTATCGCGGATGGCTTGATCGACACCAGCAGACATCGAAGCACTTGCCGCGAGATAGGCGAACAGCTCAGGTGAAGGTCCAGACGATGCGCTCGCAGGTGCATTTTCGGTAAACGATCCCAATTGCCTGGACGATTGGATTGCAGTTGTTGCCGCTGCCTGAGCGGCGGCGGCTTGCCCCGAATCGTTCCACTCATGACGAATGAGAACCTGATCCGCGCTGATCGGAAGCTGCAGCCCAGCAGCCACGTAGGCTAAAGGCGAGAAGCTCATGTCGTTGGTCGTCGCCGCCAACAACGTGCCGGAATAGTGCTGGTAGCCGAGCTGGACATAGCCGTCGTTAACGTAGTCGGGCGAACCCGCCGCCGTCACGACTGGATTGCCATAGCCGATGGCACTGCCAATGGTGACGTTGCCGACGAACTCCCCCGAATCCCCAGTGCCGGTCATCTCGTAGGCAATGATCTTGCCCAGCACACCACCTCCGGGTAAGCGCGCGTCTTCGATAAAGGCGTTCTTGCGGCAGCTCATACTGACGACACGCGAGAACCGGCAGTCCCACGATACTTTGACCGCGCGCGACCGCACCAATAAATGAGCGCGTGCCACCATCATCAGATATTCCAAGCTCTGCAGCCCGCGTCCAGTTGGAAAATAAACGCCGTCGGATGGCGTGATGACGCCTTCTGCAACCACGTCCGAGGCATTCATCGACAGCTTTTCTTTGATGTTGTTTTCCGTCTCGGTGGCTTCCGTGAGAATTGGTTGCACATCAGCAAGGACCCGGACATGAATCGTTTCCCGACGGTTCTGCTCAACTTCGACACCGATCTCTATATCGGTCGCGACCGGCTGTGCCAACGCTCTGTCTATCGCTAAGTAATTAGCCGTCGTTTGTATATTGATGCTGGCTTCGGCTCCGCGCCCCGTGTACGGATCGCCGATCACCATCGAGCCGGTTCTTGAAGAAGTCGAACCTTCACTCAAAGTCGCGATTGTATCCTTGTTGGAAAAATCGGCTGGGAGCGTCTGGATGTTCATGTGCCCGTCGACCGACATCGTGTCGCCGTCGTTGTGGGTTTGCGATTGATTCTGATAGCTCCAGCTTATGCTGCGCGAATTGGGACTATCCTTGCCAGTCGCCGTCTGCCCGCTCTGGTTCAGCGCGCGCTTGAAGATGATGCCGTTGCCTAGATTGATTTCTTGTTGCGGCAAGTCGTCAGCCACGGCGGTCGACAGCGGATTGAACTGCTCCTTCTTGAACTGAATGACGCCGGTATGGTCGCATTGTACCCAGCTCGCCGAGGCGTCGATCTCGCACACCATCAATGGTGCTTCCGTTAGTTCCAGCGAGACGTTGTCATAGAATACATCGTTGGGCGTGAACTCCTCGACGCCATCTTCCCCAGCAATCACGTCGGAAATTGTCACCTGATGTGTCACTCGATTCACGTGCCACAGCGCGGAATAGCCTTCCAATGCCACGTCTGGGTCATCACGTTGCTTCGGATCGATAAAGATCGGATCGAAGTACGGCAGTACCCGGAGCCCAGCCGCAATCGCCAACCGCTGCTCGGTATAATCAATCGGCTTGGCCACCAGCGTGATGGTAATAACATCCGCAAACAGGTCGCTTGGAATGCCAACCAGCCGTCCGAAGAACAGCGGATAAACCGAGGCCCCATCGCTCCACGAAAACCACGCCCAGAATGGCCGCCCAGGCGCCAGCAGCCCAATGTGTGGGTTGATAATCTCCAGCTCAAGCTGCGCAAACTGTCCTTCGTCGTGCGTGAGCTTGAACGAGAAAATCAATTCGTCTTCACGCATCTGCGCGCCCGAGAAGACGTTGTCGGTGCTCACCGTCCAAGCGAAATAGAAGGTCGAACTGTTGGCCATCAGCGTTCCTCTAGGTCTAGTTCCCACTGCACGTCGCGCGCATACTCAGAGAGGCTCTGCTGAAATCCCACCACCATCATGTCGAGGCGCGGACGATAGATCGTAAAATCGCCGACGGTGCGCGCTGAACCCGCAACCACCGTGCGCGACGGCGTACCACCCACGGTCTTGAAGACCAGCTCGGCGATGCAGTCGACGGTTACCTGCACGCCTGGAAATATCCCATCCATGGCAGGCGCCTCGACGTCGGTGCAAGTGATCTTCGACGAATACTTGTGAAACTTATCAACCGACAGGTCGACCAGCGTGCCATTGATGGTGCGGCGCGTAACGTGAGCTGCGTCGATCGGCTGCAGCGTCTGATCGAGCCCGCGCGCGCTATAGAGCGGGACGCCGCCAACCGAGAGCACCAGCCATGTCCCGAGCGGAAGCGAAGGCGTCTGTCCAGGTACTACAGTCATCGCTCGTTCTCTTCTATTTCGCGCAACTTCGCCTCCGCCTCCTCACGCGTCACAAGGCCGATCACAAGCGGTAGCAGCGCATTGCGCCGGTATATCTTGAAGCTCTTCACCCGCGTGCGCAGGTCAGTCGTCTCAACGACTTGGAAATTAGATTTCATGGATGCCATCCTTACCGGCTCCAGCGTGGCTTGACGCCAGTGGAAGTAGACTGCCGATTAATCGCCGCACGTTCGAGCTGCTTGGCCGTGTTCTCCGGTGCCACAAGGTTGCGGAATGTCTGGTCCCCAATGGTGATGTGCATGGTGCGCGTGTTCTGCGCGCGCGCCGCCCCGCCAGCGACGTAAGCCGGGGTCTTGAGGTTGAGCCCGCCCGCGCGGAAGCCTGGAAACTGCATGCTGTTGATCATGTGCATGAAGTTGACACCATACTTCCTGACCGCCTCCGGTCGCATGATGTACTCGAAGTCGGTGATCCACGCGAGGTTGGTGTCAGTGCCTGGACGTCCTCGGAATAAGCCACCGAATGCCGCAGTAGCAAGATCGCCACTGAGCCCGGAGCTTCCGAACTCGTCGAATGCCGTTCCCGTGTCTGCAACAGCGGTGTCTAATTGCGAGAGGTTAGTCTCGATGCTGTCGATCTGGTTGTTGATGCCAGTGGCCATGTCGACGGTCTGGAACGCGTTGCTCATGTCAGTCGCAGCCTGCGTGGCCGAATCGACGAGCCCGCTGAAGTCGCCAGCAATCTGATCCGGATTGAATTCGACATTCGACAGCGCGTCACTGACACTCTGTGCCGCCTGTTCAGCTTGCGAGACGAGTGAGTCGAAGGCGGCGCCAGGGTCCTGCGAACCCTGCTCGATGTCGGTGCCGATGTCGATGTTGCTGAATGCGTCGTTGATGTTGCCTGCAGCTTGTTCAGCCGTGCTCACGAGGTCTGCCAGAGCCTGCTTCTCTTGCTCGACGCCCGCTTGGAATTGCTGCGGATCAATGGGTATCGGCTGATCGCCGGGCAACGCCCCCGGCGGCCTCGGCTGTGGAGTGGGGACTTGTTCCTGATCTTGCTTCTCTTTCAGCTTCTGGATTGTATCCTGGATGATATCCAAAATTTTCTGTTGTGCGCCTGCTTCGTCTTCGGCTGCCTTGACCCCTGCCGCTTCTGTTTCCGCTAGTTTTCGAGCTGCTTCTACTGCTTCCTCATGCGCCTTTTTTGAATCCTCCTCTCCCTTCTTGCGCCCCGCCTGTATTGCAGCGTCGCGCCCCATTTGAGTAGTCGCATCTTTTGCCGATTGGCTTTCCGTGGCCGCGATGAGCGCCGCCATTTTTCTCTGAGTTTCTACAGACCTGTTGTCTACAGTCTGGGTATCTTGCGCTGCCTGCCTTGCTGCGTCCGCAGCATCCTTAATTGCCTTGTTCTTCCGTTCGAGGTCTTTGACCTCTGCCTCCAGAGCCGCCCTGCGTTTGTCCGCCGCGTCCTTTAATGCGTCGTTGCTCTGTTTAATAGTTTGTTGTTCAGACTCCGTGGCCTTTCTTTGTGCATCCGTCAGCTTGGTGGCGTCCTGGATTTTTTGGTTCGTAGGCCCAGAATCGGCGGGCTTGCTCTCCAGCGCCTGCTGATCCTTGAGTACCTTGTTCTTGTTGAGATAGCTTTCCTTGATGCCATCCGAGCCGACCTCAATCTTCTTACTCGCAGCGAAGTTCGCATCCGCAGCTCTCGTCGCCGCGTCTCCTGCCGCCGCCGAATCGCGCCCGGCCTGACGCTGTTGTTCCGCTTGTTTTTGTAGAACCAAGCTATCGCGATTGTTGATGGCGTCCTGCAAGGTATTCTGCGCTCGCCGAACAGCGAACGAATGTTCCAGCTCCTCGTCGCGCTCGCGTTGCCCGGTCAGAACCTGCAGATTATAACGCGCCTCGGCCACACTGAGATTTGCCGACGAGATCGATTGGTCAAGCTGTTTCCTTTTTAGCCTATCCATCGCCTCGCCAATGCCGGTCGCGCTGTTGATCTGGCTTCTGGCGGAACGATCCGCTGCGGTGGCCATGTCCCTGTAGTTCTGCGAGACACCGGTTGCCGTACCGGCCATGCTGTCGCGGTATCGTTGAAGCGCCGCGTCCAGGTCGGCCTGCGATTTCGCCGCTGCCTCCGCAGCCCTCTTGGCGTCCTCAGCAGCCTTCTGCTGAGCGTCCGTTACCGCCGGGTCGACTTTAGGAGTGATCTTGGTCTTATCGGCTTCTTCGGCCAGCTTGCGAAGCATGCCAGCCAAGTCTTGCATCGTGAGTTTCACGCCGTTGATGACGCCACCGCTCCTGATGAACTCATCAATCAGGTTCGACATTGCCTGCTTGGCTTCTTTCGAAAGGTTTTTATGCTCCTGGAAAATCTCGTTCAGTATCAGGAGGGCCGCGCCCATGCTCTGGCCGGACGCGGAGGCGGCTTGCCACATTTTGGCGATCAAGCTCACCTGAGTAATCGCATCGGGAAGCGCGGCGGCAAACGTAGCGACGGCCGCAGTGACGACAGCAAGGGTGATCAACAGAAGGCCCAAGGACGCGATGGCCGCAGCACTGAACCCCGCGAATGCCGCACCGGCCAAGGCGAGCTTGGCGACGATCAGGGCCGCCCAGGCCGAAATCGCGACCCCGGAAGCCGTGAAGAAGTCAGTGTTGAATATATTGTTGAGGCCCTGAGCAAAGGTGTCGAACGCCCGCTTCGCGACCGCGACCACGGCTACGATCGCACGGAAGACAACGGCGATTATCTCGCCAAAGAACTTGGCGGCTGTGCCGATCTCCTCGAAGGTCCGCCGCCATTCCTGCGCTTTTAGGACTTGCTCCGGATTGAGGTTCAATGCCTTGCTGAGATCGATTCCGGTGAACGCCTGGACCAACCCGGCGACCACGACCTTGACCAGATTAGCTATGTCTTTTGCCCAGTCGAAGAACGCTTGCCTATTCTTAGTCAGGGCGTCGGAGATTTGGTTGAACGCCGCAATGAACGGCTCTTGGAAATTCACCCCCGCCTTGATGCCGAGCGAACCGACTAGGCCGATCAGTCGCTGCCATGCCTTGGTAAACTGTTGCGATATTATCTTCTCGTCCTTGTCGAGGACGATTCCGAGGTCCTCCAGCTCTTGCATCCGCGCCTTGATCGGCCCGCTTCCCTCCGCAGCCTGCCGCGCCAGCTCCGGCCCGAGCGTCCGCCCGAACGCGCGGATAGCGATGGATGTGCGCAGGGCCTCGTCGTCGATGCCCTTCAGAACGTCGAGGATGAAGAAGAACGCCTCTTGAACCTTCGGCGGTGCGCTCGCCAGATCAATCAGGCTACCGTCGAGAGTCTGAACTTGTTTGACCGCAGGGCCTATCGCCCCGATGATCCCCCGCATGATATTGTCAACGGTCTTGGGGACTTGGACGGCGACTCCTTCGAATGTCTTGGTAATCTCGCCAGCACCGCCAGCCGCCAAATCCCTCGCCAGTTGGATCGAGGATTGGACACTTTCGGCCATAACTTTTGCGACCGCCTCACGGGCGTCGTGTTCTTCTTTGGCCGCCTTGACGATGGCCTGCTGTATCTGCTGACGCGCGACGGTCGCCTGCAGGAGATTCGTTTCGCGGGTGAGTTCGGCGTCGATCAGTGCTTGACGCGCTTGCTGCACCTGCAAGATGGCGCGCTCGGCTTCCAACCTGCCTTCGGTGAACGGATCGGCAGCCCCACCCCTGCGAATCCTCGCCAGATTGGCTTCCGCCTCGACAAGCGACAACACCGCACCCTGCACGCTCAGCGCGTTCTGTGCCCGCTGCGAAGCTTGCTGGCGATCGATCAGAGCAGCATTGTTTTGCGCCTGCTGTAATGCAATCGTGGCATCACGGGCGCGGATTAGAGCACCTTGATACGTCGAGACGAACGCTTGCGTCTTGGCTTGAATCTCTTCCCAAGCACGAGCGATCGTCTGCGATAGCCGCGCCATCGCAGTTCCGAACTGATCGGTGCTAGCACCTTGCTCACGTAGCGCTTGCGTGAGAGCCGAAGCCTGCTCGATCGTCGAACCCATCGTCTCGGCGAGATCAGACATCTCTCTGACGGCGTCAGCACTGTGCTTGGCAATCGCAATCAGGCCGGCGCCAATACCAACAAACGAAACGCCAACCGCAGTAATGGCAGTCAATGCGCCGGAAAACGTAGTGAGACTAGAAGCCGATTTAATGATCGCACTCGCAGCCTCGGTTGCACCGCGCGCGACGGCACCGAAACCAGGTCCGAAAGCCGACGCAAGATTAGCTCCTTGCGTAGCAAGCTGGGTTACTGCGCCACCGACAGCCTGAATACTTTTCTCAGCTTCCTTGCCACCGGCCGCTACGCCAGAAAAAAGCGTGCCACCGAACTTCGTTCTGAACGCCTCGAATTGAACGGCAGCTTCTTTTACTTTAGCGATCAGGCTATCGAATAACCCACCGCCACTACTGGTTTGACCTGCAGCGTTTGCCGCATTACTCGTCTCAGTGATCTTCTTGCTGAGCTGGTCGAGATAGCCAGAGGTCGATTGTGCCGCCTTGCTCATCTGCCCGAAGGCATGCTCAGCCGCCGTTCCCAGGCTGTTAAAATTGCCCTCGATGGCGCCGAAGCCTTCGATGATTATAGTTGTTACGATCTCGTCGTCGGCCATGATCTAGCTGCCCTTCTCTTGCTTAAGACGCGTCCTATAAAACTCGGCGAGCCGACTCGCGACGCTCCGTGTGATCTGCACGATGTGGAATTTTTTCGGAATGGTCACGCTTTCTTTGGCAAAGTATTTCGGCTGCTTATCGTCAGCAGATAATAACAATGCCGCTTTACCAGACTTGCGAAGCGCTCCTGGTCCCTTCGGTACTTTGAACAACCGGCCGGGAAAGTCGCGCGCGCGAACGCCCTGCGCCTCTGTTACGTGGCTCAGTGGTATCCACAGCAGTGGCTTCCCATGGATGACTGCACCGCGCTCGAAGACCATGAAATAGGGGACGTCATGCGTAACGCCGACGCGGATGTTGCCTCCGCCTTCTGTCACCGGCGCATGTAGTCCCTCGGTCCAACGCGGGCCGAAATTACCTGCACTCGCAATATCTGCCTTGCCCTCGTCGATAATCGCGTCGGACGCATCCTGCGCAGCCGCCCGCGTCGCGCTCAGCACCCACTTACGTTGGCGCGTCGCGATGCGGACGAACTTCTCTCCTACGCGCTCATCTTTGAGGTAGATGCGAACCGCGACCATCAATCAAGCTCTTGTTCCAGCCAGTCGATGTAGTCCTTGATGTCCTTGCTATCGCTCGCGGCGAGCCGTGCAGTCGTGATGCGGTCCAGTAATGCCGCTAGCCGATCACGCTCGCACAACGCACCCCACGCGATCAGTTGGCGCGGTGTCGAGTTCCAGGCATCATTCCTGGTGTGTCCGTTTGAAATGCAGCGCTGGATCGCTTTAGCGATGAAGTATCCAGTACCTTGCCACTCCCTGGAGCCGTTGCCATCGCGCTCGTACCGGCCGACACCGCTTCGTTGACCCTGTTCGTCATCTGCATCACCTGTTCGACGAAAGGGCCGAAGCCGTCGGGGAACGTCAGCCGCAGCGTCGCGGTGATGATGGCCAGTTGGTCGCCGACTCCGAGCTGCTTAGCCTTCTCCTCCGCCTCTGCCTTCCCTGCGTCGCCGGTGGCCATCGCGATGACAGCGCCGATGACGTTAGGCGTGGTCGTGTGCAGCATCTCAGCGACATTGAGGTTGGCGCGGGCGCTGCCGTCGAGCAGCTTGCGCACTTCCGGATACTTCATGAACAGCTCGAACACCTGCGCAGCGGTGATGCCATTCACGGTGATGGGATGGCCCCTGACCTTCAGCTCCTCGGTCAATGGGCCAATATCAAGCAGACTGGTCTTGATCGTTGCCATAGCGACTTCACTCCTGTTTTAAGCCGAATGGTTTAAGCGGCGATGACGGCCGTTGCCGCGCTTGGCACAGCAGGCGACGAACCAATCACATTGGTGGCTGTGATCGTGACGGTCGCCGTCTTGGTAGCGTCGGCAGACACCGGGGTGTAAGTCTTCCCATTGACCGGCGTGCCAGCAGGCGTAGTGCCGCCAACCTTCCACAGATATGCAAAGCTCGCCGCGCCGATCCAACCACCGATGTTGGCGGTCAAGACTTGTCCCACCTTGGGCGTGCCGGTGACGAACGGCGGCAGCACGTTCTCTGGCACTACCGAGTTGACGTCGGGCTTGAGCGTCATAGTGCCGAACACGCCGTCCACCGCCTGCACGGTGCCGGTCACCGAGAGCTTGGCAAAGGTGTCGCCGATCGGTGAGAAATCGCCCGACGGGTTGAACGTTACGCTAAGCAGATCGACATACCAACGCGGCCCCACCTCGTTGGTGGCGTAGTATTTCAGCGCGCCAGTCAACGAATCACGCGAGAAGATGCTGACCGTCGGATTGCCATCCACATCCAAGGTCACATCGCCAAGCACGAGCATGGCGAGGTTGCGCGCCGTCAACTCTTCCATGTCCATCTTCACTTCGCCGGACTTCTCCAGCGTGATGGAAAGGTCTTTGAGTCGCGTCCCTTCCATACTGCTAAAATGATCGAGGGTGGTGATCTTGGGGGTGAAAGTGAAGGTCGGCACATTGCCAACGTGGTAGTAGTTGACCACCTCAGTCGGCTTGAACAGGATAAAGCCCTTACCTACCGCTAGGTTTTGGACGTCGGGGGAAACGATGCCAGCAACAGCCATGATCAATCTCCTTTATAGATCGCTGGGGTTGAGCACATAAGAGAACGCGAAGTCCATTTGCATCTGACCTTGCATCGTGCTCCCGGTTTGCATGTCAGTCTCACTGCTCAGATAAAGCGCCTCCCCGTTGGCGCCGAGCAAAGCCGCCAAGGTGTCGTCATCGCGCATGAGCTTGATAATCTTGACACGATACGCCGACAGCTCCTCACCGATGCCGTCGTTGTTGATGTCATCGCGCGGCTTGAGCACGATGAAGATTTGCGGGCTGAGTGTGAAGATGGTTGGGGTGCGCAAGCCGCCATGCGTAGAGGTTGAAACCTTTATTTTCTCGCGACCATCAAGCAGCACAACCGCCGGAAGCTTCTCCTGCGGTATCTCACCGCGATTGCGGAATACGCTCTTGACGCCATCGACCTCGGCCAAGCCATCGAGACCATCCAGCATCGCCAGCAAGTGCGCCAGGATCGTCTCACGCTTGTCCATCATTTGCGCGCCTGAATTTCCCAGTACACGACAACGCCTGCCGGGGCGAACTTACCGATGGGTGCAATAAGACGCAGATTCTCGACTTCAGCACCACTACTGGGATCGAGCCAGACGAGATGATCTTTCTCCGCGTCGGGCACTACGTCGAGCCCGGTAGCCGCCACCAGGATCATCCGATCGGGAGCATTGCGCAGTTCACCCGCACGGCTGTGCGGCATGAAGTCAATCATGCAGGCGGTGCAGTCGCGGTCGCCGCTCGTCCGCCGTAAGATGGCGCGGCAGCCGTACTTCGTGATCATACGGGTAGCCGTGGCCCGGCGGCCTGCCCAATCGAATGCCATCACACCACCGCTATGCCGAAGCCCTGCGCCGAGAGCATGTTGTTGAACACGAGCCCGTACCTCGTCATCCCCATCGCGCCCTCGGCGGTGCCGACGCTAACGCCAGTCGCGTAGCTGATCGACATCCGGCCAATGGTCTCCGAGCTGACTACTCGCCCGTCGGTGTCGCCAGTCGCGTGCGCCGTCGCCATGAAGTGTGCCGCGAGGTACATCTGCCCGGCCGTCTGCGAGCCGCCCCAGCTCTCGTCCACGAATTGCCCGGCCTGATCGAGCGCGATCTGCACCGTGGTGTCGGGCACGTCCTCGAACTCCGGGAACATGGCCTTGAACGCAGCCACGTTCGGTACCTCAGCGGGGTCGATCACCGTCATCAGGCCGGTGGCCACCGTCGTCGTCTTGTGGTTCGCAACGATGATGACCTCGTGGTAGTAATTGCCAGCGAGGCCGTCGGTGTCAGCGCTGAAGATCGTGACCGTGAACTTCATCAGCAGCGGGTCGGTGATTATGATGCCCGCGTTGGTCGCCTTCGAGATCAGCGCCGCCGACATGTCCGGCACCCCGAGAATCTGGCTGTAAGCCTTCCACGTCAGGTCGGCGAAAGCGAGGTTCGTGCCGGTGTCATCCGGACCGATATCGAACAGCACGTCCATGTCGTTGTCGACGTAGAGCGCGAAGTTTTGGGCGATGTCGGTCATGCGGCCTTCTTTCGCGACTGGCGCCTTGCGGTACCTGTTATACTGCCCGTCAATGTCGGCGACTGGCTGAAGCTGCCGGTCAATGTCGTATCCTTGATCGATCCAGTCATAGTATCGGGTGACGGTGGAACCGGAATGCCACCGGTAACGCCGTGGATGAAGAACGGGTAAGTGTCGATAACGTCCTCTTCCACGAGGTCTTCCGGCAACAGGTAGGCCGTCGCTAGGACCCCACCGCCGAAAGCCACATCGACGTCAACGACAACGTCGGGAACTAGATTCCATCCGACGTTCGCTATCGGGACAGCGTCCGCGTCGACCAGCAGAGCCGGCACAATGCCGAGGGGCGGGCTGACGCCGATCGCCTCGCCGGTGCTCGGGGCCTGCCCCAGAGAACCTGCAGTCGAAGCAGCGACTCCAGTGCCGACAGCATTGCCGGTCCCGGCGAAACTAGCCGTGCCGACTGCCGCCGCCGCGCCTATACCCGCAGCCTGTGCTCTGACTGCTCCCGCCGCGCCGCCGATGGCGTTGCCGGCTCCAGCCGCAGTCCCGACCATGATTGTCGAGCTTGCGCTGCTTGCAGAAGCGGTGCCGATGCCATCCGCCTGCCCCACCACCGTCGCGGCGCAGATGGCTTCGGCATCACCACCACCGATGGCATGGCCGTCCGCTTCCGCCTCAAAGGCGTAACTGGCGAACGCATCACCGAACCCGCTGGCGTGGCCGGCAGAGCCGACGCCGGTGGCCGCCTGAGCCTGTCCAATCCCTGAGGCGTGGCCCACTACGTAAGCCGTGATGAGCGGCTGAGCGGCCCCGCTGGCGTCGCCAGATCCCGTAGAGCTGGCGAACCCCGCCGATCCCCGAACGCCAGTGCCACGGGCCGCCCCAACCCCGTCTGCACGGCCCTTGGCCTGCTTCGGCTTGCCCTTGTTGGAGGCTTGCCCGGAGGCAGTGCCGAGGCCGGTAGCACGGCCGACCGACAGGTTACTGATGCGGCCGATGGCAGAGGCGGCTCCGGTGCCGACGGCGCTACCAACGGCGCCGCTCGCGCCTACGGCAGCGGCAGCTCCGGTGCCAATCGCCCGGCCGGTGCTCCCGCTCTGGGAGACGGCAATTCCGAAGCCGTTGGCGCTGCCGACGAGGCCGATAGCCCCGGCAGCGGCGGCAGCCCCAATGCCAGCCGCAGCGCCGACCGCCGACAAGGTTTTTGCGCCGATGGCAGCCGCAGCTCCGGCTCCGGCCGCAGAGCCGATTGTCCCGCCAACCGCAGAAGCAGCTCCCGTCCCCGCCGCCGCCCCAATCGCGAGCCCGACAATCCCGATAGCGGGTGCAAAGAACGCATCGTCAGCAGCGACCAGCGCGGGCTGCAACACCTGAGTGAGGTTTGCGATAGTGGGCGCGTAAAACGCGTCGGCGTCGGTCACCAACGCCGGCAATAGCGCGGGTATGGCAACAGACACGGCGCCCGAGCCGGCGCTCTCGACGCCGACGTTCGCGATGAACCAGTTCTTGTTCAGGCTTAGGTCGTTCGAGGCGCTGGCGACGCCCACCGCCGCCTGCTGGTAGGTCTTGCCGGTGCCATCGTCGACGCTGAAGACCGACCCGCCCGCACCCGCCCGCGACGCGCTCAGCACCTCCGTCTTAACGATCCCGGTGGAATCGACAACGATGACCGAGCCGAGACCGGCACGCGATGCGCTGATCGGTGTGGTCTTTGCCATCACGGTGCTGCCGACTTGTATGGATGTGAGACATCAAGGCTAGCAACTAGACCCCACTTCCAGGCAGCATAGCCTTCGGCCTTCTGCCGGTCGGCGTCGCTCAAGAACTCGTTGACAATGATGCCCTCGCCGATCATTCCGCTGTACAGGAAAGTAGCAGAGAAACTGCTCCCTATTAGAGGCGCAGGCGAAGTGGTTCGCACAGCAAACGTGTTGGATGCTGTCGAAAAGAATAAAACGCCGTTTCTGTAATACTTCCAGCTACCATTGGTCGAATGGAAGCTGGCAATATGCCATGAGGTTAATGTGCCAGGATTGCCCACGCTTTTTCGAGCGTTGCTGGCAAAGTCGTCGTAGATGTTGTTGTCTGAATACGGATAGTGGCTTTCCTGAGTGTCAGTACCAATCTTCAACGGACAGCCATGCCCAGTTGCAATTGTTTTCAATACAAATATGGCGGCGGCGGCAGTCGCGCCTGCCAACAAATTAGGTAAATTGAAACACTGGCCCGTGGTGAAATCAAATTCAACGACGTTGAGAGAATTCTGTTCGGCCGTTTGCAGCAGTGGATAAATAGTAGGTCCAACCCCAGCCGCGTTGTTGCCGAGCCCCGACGAATCCGGCCATGAGGTCACGTTGGAAGCGTCCACCCCCGAAAGCGCGTCGGCCTTGTACCAACCCTTCAGGGTCGCGAGCGAGGCCGGAGTCCAAGCCAGTAAGGGAACAGCGGCAGCATAGAACGTGTCGCTGTCACCGAGCAGCGCGGGCAACAGGACTCCCTGAAGCATTGCGGGCGCATAGAACGCGTCGCTGCCACTGTCGTCAAACAACGCGGCCGTCAGCGACGTTGGCTGTGGCACCGCAGCGACAGCAACTTGCGGATTGACCCACACCGTCGTCGAGGGTTTGCCCAACCGCACCAGACCTTTGACGCGACCAGCAGTCTGCGGAGTGAACGACACCTGCAAGAACTGCTTTTGCGGCGTGCTGGGCGGATTATTCCAACTCGCCGACGACGACGGCAACGCTGCTGCAGCGGTTAACATCGATGCCAAGCTCTCGCCAAACGACGCCAGCGCCGAACCAGATATGCCCATGTATTCGAGTTGGAGCTTGATGTCGTTGTTGTTGAGCACGGCGGACGAGACGATCTCCACCGTCGCGGTCTTCGCCACACCTACCCCGGTGTTCCCGACATCGAGCCAAAAGCCGTCGAGCGGCATGGTGCAGACGTCGGAGCGCGCGCTGGAAACGAGCTTGTGGCTGTAGCCGCCGACGTTGTCCCGCGTCCCTCCGCTCAGCGTGGTAGTGGCGTCGGTGATGACGTCGCCGGCCGCAGTGTGCCGCTCGTTGATGATGTTCGTTCCATCGAAACAATTCACCAGCTCGATCTCGTCGTAGGCAGGATCGCCCGTGGTCGAGGTCAAGGCGTAGCGCGTCACGCCGGGAGCGATCTTGCAGCTGTCGAGCAACACCTTTGTAATCACGCCGGCAGACGCGGTTTTTAGCAACGTCCCGACGATGGCGCTGAGGTCGACACCGCGACAGGTAACCGTCAGAGATGTACCACCGTTACTAAATAAGAAGGTTGGCAGCGTAGCTCCAATAATGGCGTTTGGCGTGTTGATCCAAGAAAGTTCACCTTGGCCGAAGGTACCAGCAGTAATAACCTGACCAATATGACCAAACTGTATCGTCGTGTTATCAAGAATGATCTTACAGGGCGCAGCAGTTCTGAAAGTAGCGTTTGAAACGGCGCTTAACACGAAAGCACAGTTTTTGAAATAGTATGACTTGGTTGCGCTTGTATTGAAGGCAAAACCATTTACACTGGTGAATGTAATTCCCTGCCAGAGCAAATTGCAATGAGCATCTACTTGGAAGTTAGCGCCCGCGGCATTGGTAATGCTGGCCCCATTCAAAATATCGGCAGCGACCGGCGGCACCGAACCAGCCCGGTTGACTGAGATAAGCTGGATCAATCCAAAGGCACTCGTGAGATTGTTGAAGTCCCAACTTGCGTTGCCACTTTCGCTGTGATCGCTCGACAGAAACACCCGATCACCAACTACGACACGGCTCCGGCCAATGGTCAACAAAGAGCCAGAGGCGGCGCCCCAGCCATAGGCGGATTGACCACCAACATTGGTAAAAACAGCAGTGTTGGATGTGGTCGTCGCATTATTTCCAACCGCCCATGTCGGCTCAGACGCTGCGCTCGTTCCTGCTGTAGTGCACCGAAGTACATGGTGCGTACCGATCGCGGCTGTAGTCGGCCGGATGATCTGCCCGACCGTGTACGCCGTCGTCGCCGCCCAGGCCGGGAGGGCGGCGTAGGCGACGGACGAGACGTACCAGTCAGCCATCAGGGCACCCCAACGGCAGTCATGTAGGTTCGCAGGCGATTGTAGAAGTTGGTGACATCAGTCGAACTCAACGATGAGCCAATACTTATCGCGGGTAGCTGAAACGCGGTACCAAGATTAGCACCAGAAGGACCATGGTTTGCTAATGCATAAATATTTTGCGATGCCGGAGCGACCGACGTATTAGTCCACGTTAAAACAGAAGTCCCATTCTTGTAACCTTGAAGGGCGCTACTAGACGAACGGTTGGCAAGGAAATGACCATTGGATGGAGTACCAGTAGAAGTAAAGTTGGTGGCGCTTGCGTTGACACCGAAATAACTAAACCCGTCGTTATATCGCGAGTAAACAGCAGTATGAGATGCCGAAATTTCAGAACCAATGACGACGCCGCCCGAAGGGCCAGAATTTGCTGGAGTGGTATTACTCCATGCCGAGATATGCGCGGAATCCTGCGAATAATTGCCGCCGGCAGTTGCCGGATTAAACCCGGTATCGATGTAAACCGTCGCACTGGCATCGACGCCGGTAAAGCCACGATCCGCCACGAATGCCGGTGAGCCATTGGCTGTGCCGGTGTAACTATTCGATTTCAAATTCAGCAGCGCCGTAGTGCTGTTCTGCGTCGCGTAGACATGAAGCACGTCCAGCTTCGACCAAATGCCGTCAGTCACTAGCCCATCGATCAAAGCCGTGTAAGCATTGGTGTGCGTCGCATCAAGCGAAGACGTCCGCGCCAAGAATTGCGAGGCTTCTGCGGAAAGCGGAGGAATGGTGATGGCGATCTGCGGGTTGACCCAGGCCGTGGCCGAAGTCTTCCCGAGTCGAACGAGGCCGCGCACGCGACCGACTGTGCGCGGCGTGAACGTGGCTTGCAACTGTTGTTTGACCGGCGTGCTCGGCGGGTTGAGCCAAGTGACGAGCGATGTCGGCAACGCCGCCGCCGGCGTCAACACCGAAGCCAGGCTTTCGATGAATGAGCCATAGTTAATCAAAAGCGCAGTTGTCACGAAGCCGGAAGGAATGCTTCCACTGAAAGTAGTAGCACCAAGATTGATCGTCGTTTGGTCTGCGCCAATTGAACTAAACACTGGAAAAAGAGCACCACTCAGGGCGCTAATGCTGATGCCACCTACTCCAGTTGCCGGATCGGCCGTACCACTAGCGTTCCAGTTTCCTGATGGCGCAACCCGGAACCAAATCAATCGAGCGGTTGCATCTACCGCAACACTGAAAATATCGTTGGCTGCGCGTGCCCCAAGTGAAGTACCCGTATAGACGTTGTTGACATAGATATTGCCGCTCTTAAAAATCACCGCAGCATTGTTTGGAGTGTTTCCCACCGCATCCAAATCGCAAGATGCAATAGCCACACCCACACCCCAATTGTTCGAACTAATCACGTCAACCTTGCACTCCCAGTAATACTTACCAGAGCTGAAATAAGGATAAGCTCGCACTCCTCCTTGTGAGGATGTAACTCCAGTAGCAGTTAAATTCCCGTTGCTAAACGTGACGTCATTTTTATCGGCAGGATTCCAACTCTGGATAGAAGTTCCCGTGTATTCAAGCTGTAGCCGAATGTCGGTGTTGTTGAGCGAGGCCGAGCCGATGATCTCCACCGTTGCCGTCTTCGCCACGCCGATCGCGATATTCTCGACGTCGAGCCAGAACGCATCTAGCGGCATGGTCTGGAAATCGGCGCGCGTGCTCGACGCCAGCTTGAGGCTATAGGCTCCCACATCGTCCTGAGCGCCACCGCTCAGCGTCGTGCTGCGGTCGATGACTACCGAGCCGCCGTAGGCGTAGCGTTCGTTGATAATGTTGGTCCCATCGAAGCAGTTCATCAGCTCGACTTCATCGCCCGCGTTGGTGATGGTCGCGGGCGCGGCCAATCGCGTGACGCCGGGAGCGATCTTGCAGCTATCGAACAGCGCTTTCATGCTGCCGCCGTTCGAGCCGGTAGTGCCGCTGCACAGCGTCCCGGTGATGGCGCTGAGGTCGACGCCGCGACAGATCATGGACAATGGCGGCGCGTTGGTCCCGCACTTGAACAGCGTCGTCGGGATTGTGGCGCCCTGGATGGCGGACGGCGTGTTGATCCAGTTGAAGTCGAACGGCGCCTGACCATCAATGGCCTGCGCGACGTTGGCAAACTTGACCGTCGTGTTGTCGAGCGTAACCTTCGCCACGTTGTTGGTACTTATTCTTGAAGCAGCCTGTGCAGTAGTAAAAACTATCGCGCAGTTTTTCAAATAATGCGACTTCCGCGCACCAGCTCCAACGTTGAAAAACAGATTGATCGCACTGCTGCCACCAATCGTGATTGTGATTCCTTGCCAAAACAAATTGCACCAAGCATTCAGAGCCACACTGGAACCACTTGTGTTGGTGATGCTGGCACCAGATTGGGTGTCGCTTGCCGTAGGAGGCACCGATCCGGCACGACTGACCGAAACAATTTGAACCAAGCCAAATGCGACCGTGCCGTTATTGAAATCGTATGCTACCGCTGCTGACGAACTCTCGGCATGATCACTCGACGCAAACACACGGTCGCCAACAAGCACACGACGATTGGCAACAGTGTAGAGAGTTCCGGACGACGCACTCCAACCATAGGTCGACTGCCCAGTAACGTTGGCGAACGTCGCACCACCCGAAGCGATGGTCGAATTGTTGGTAGCCGCACCGCTCCAGGTTGGTTCTGTCGCACCCGAGGTGCCCGCCACCGTGCAGCGGAACACATATTGCGTGTCAAAAGCGGATACCGTCGGCTTGACGAACTGACCCACGTTATAAGCCGTCGTCGCAGCCCAGACCGGGATCGTCGCGTAGACGGCGCTGGAGACGTACCAGTCGGCCATCTAGGTGATCGTGAGCTGCGGGTTGACCCAGACCGTGGCCGAGACCTTACCTAGTCGCACCAGCCCGCGCACCCGCCCGGCCGCCTGCGGGGTGAACGTCATCTGCAGGAGCTGCTTGACCGGCGTGCTCGGCGGGTTGTTCCAGGTGTTGGCGGAGGTGGTCAGCGCCGCCGACGCGGTCAGCACCGACGCGAGGCTGTCGGCGAACGACGCGACGGCCGATCCACCCGTCCCCATGTATTCCAGGAACAACCGGATGTCGTCGTTGTTGAGCGACGCCGACGAGATGATCTCCACCGTTGCCGTGCGCGCGGAGCCGACCAGCGCGTTCTCGACGTCCAGCCAGAAGCTGTCCAGGAGCATGACCTGCTTCTCGGAGCGGGTGCTCGATACCAGTTTAATGCTGTATGCACCGGCATCGTCCTGCGCCCCGCCGCTCAGCGTGGTGCTGCGGTCGGTGATGACGACACCCGCTGGCGTGTAACGCTCGTTGAGGACGTTGGTGCCGTCGAAGCAATTCACCAGTTCGATCTCGTCAGAGACCAACGCGACGTTCGTGCCCGCACGATTGAGCGCCGAATTGATTCTGCAGCTATCCAGCAGGATTTTGTAGGGGGTGCCACCGCTGACGGTGCTGCCGGTCACGAAGCTCCCAGTAAGTGCACTGAAGTCAACGCCACGAGCAGTCACCAACAAGAAGGTGTTTGATGAAGTAGTGAACAACGAGGTCGGCAACGTCGCGCCCTGGATCGCGGACGGCGTGTTAATCCAAATGTACTCTATTGAAAAGCCGACCGTGATGGATTGGCTGGCGTTGCCGAACTGAACGGTTGTATTGTCGAACACCACCTTGGGAGCGGTGCCATTCGGCCCCATGCGCGAGTTGACGTTCGTGTTCGAGATCACGAGCGCGCAGTTCTTGAAGTAGTGCTGCTTGTACCCGGTGCTGCCCCCGCAGAAATAAAGGTTGTAGTTCGTCGCTCCACCGGCAACGGTGAAGGTTATGCCTTGCCAAAAAACTTCGGTGCAGGCGTCTATCACAAGGCTCGCGCCGGTCACCGTGATCGAGGCGCCGGACTGGACGTCGGCCGCGACCGGCGGTACCGAGCCTGCGCGGTTCACCGAGATAAATTGCGTAAGACCGAAAGCGATGAACCCACCGTTGTTTTGGGTGTACGAGCTGCCCGGGCTGACGCTGCTCTCGCTGTGGTCGCTGGAGAGGAAGACTCGTTCCGTCGGCGTGGTCAGTCGTACTCGCGCGTTGCCGCCAGTCAAGGTGTAGAGCGTGCCAGCCGCCGCGCTCCAGCCGTAGGCGGACTGCCCGGTGACGTTGGTGAAGCCTGCCGTGCCGTCGGTGAAAGGATCGTTGTTGGCGCCAGCTACCGTGCCCCAAACCGGCTCTGTCCCACTGGACGTCCCAGCCGTCGTGCAGCGGTACACCCACGACGTTCCAATAGCCCCCGCCGTTGGCCTGACGAACTGCCCGACGGTGTACGCGTGCGTCGCCTGCCAAGCCGGGACGGCGGCATAAGCGGCGGAGCTGACGTACCAGTCTGCCATGTCCGCTCACATGCCGCGCCGCGCCGCGTCCATTCGAGCCTTGACGACAACGGGATCGGTGACGCCGGCCGCGTAGCACTCGGCCACGGCGTCGGACATCGCCCGCTCGACCGCGCGCGCCCGCTCATGGTCGCCCGACAGCGCCTTCACCGCGATACCCACCGCCTCTACCCGGCGCGGGTACATGCGATCCGCTTTCGCCCTCAGCCCATCGGGCAGCCCCGACGGCAGGCCGCGCTCACGCAGCCACGCGTGCGAGTAGCAACGCAGCCTGTGCGGTATTGAGTGAGCCTGCGTGCGCGCGTGGTGCAGGGTGACGAGCGCCTCCTCGTTGTTCCTCGGCTGCGGCAGTCCTGGCGCGACGTGAAACCACAGTTCACAGACCCCGACCACGTCGAGGTCGACGAGGCAGCGCCGGAACGCTGCGGCATGGTTCATGACAGCGTGATGGTCGTGGCGTTGGTGAGAACCGGTGTCACCCCACTGCCGACCGCGATCGACGGCGTCACGGTGCCGGACCAGAGGATAGGAGTGGTGCCGCCCCCGGTCTTGCCGGTGCTGAAGTTGGTCACCGTGCCGGAGCCGCCGGTACCCGCCGGGAACGTGATGTTGCTGACCGGCGAGCAGCTCGCCGGACCCGTCCCCGAGATCGTCCATCCACCAGTCGTGCGAGCGACGCTGGCCCTGGCATAGCTGGTGTAGACGACCTCGCTGGTTGACTGCGAGCCGCCGGTCCCGGGGTCAGCCGTATGCAGCGCCACCGCGATACTGGCCTGCGGAGAAGTGACGGCATTGTCCGCGTAATTGGCCCAGGCCGTCGCGTTGTAGATGAGAGCGAGGATTGCCTGTTCTGTCGTGCCGGCGATTGCCATGGCTTCTGTCCTTTTGTCGTGAGAAGGAAAGTCTCTAGCCGTGCACCTTGTCGTCTTCCCAGTGCAACGGCAGGCGAACCTGCTGGGTGAAAGGAAACACGGTCTTGCGTTTTCCGGTCACGCTGTCGTAGTGCCGATCGAGCAGTAGCGACTTGGCGCGGCCGAACAGCATGTCGAAGCGCGCTTCGGCCTCCGCCCGCGTCGGCTCCATCTGCCGCAACACATTGATCAGAAGATTGAGCGACGCCCCGATCACGGCATCGACATTCTTGCCGGCGGACGCCTGCTTGAAGATTTCAAACAGCGCCCGCTCCTGCTCCGGCAGGCCTCGGAATGGATCACCAGGAATCATGCGGTCTCCGGTCGTTTCGATTGTTTGTATTTGATCTGACGCAGCCGCGCGCATTCACGGCAACGACGTTTCTCATACTTGCCTTCATGAATGAGCCACAAGTTGTCACCAGAAAGCTCGTGACCGTTCTTGCAGTGCGTCCACATCGCCTTGCGAAGCGGCTTCGCTCCCCAAGCCTTGAGGCACTCTCTGATCTTGTCGGCGCGACGCGCTCCCATCAAAGGAAGCACCGTCATCAGCAAGCCAGCGGTGTTTGCCTGATGCGTGGAGGTCCATCGAAAGCCGGTCTTACCTGACGGCAGACGCGACTGTCTCAATGTACCAAAGCCGAGAAGCGTCTGTAGACGACCGATGATGTCGCCATCGGTCATGACGACTTGAACAAGCAAGTCACCGTTGCGTCGATGTTGAAAGCAGCCCTCGCCTTCAAGCAACCCGGCGATCCAGTACAGCCATTCCGTCGCGATCATGCATCCCTCCCAACGCGGCAGCGGCCGCGAAGGCGGAAGCATAGTCCACGTGGCGCAGGCCGCCCAACTCACGCACGGCATGCGGAGCGAAGGTCTCTACCTGTTGCGCGATGAAGCCAATCTGCAACTCGTCGTGATCACGATACTTGTATGCGACAAGCTCGGCAGGACCGAAGAAGCCGAGACTATGAATGTTTTCTTTTACAACTTTGTCGCTAAGTTGGAAGATACCACTCGCATTCCAGGTAATAACTATGTTTCCTCCATTCGGCGTGACCGGCAACCCAGTGACGCTCGTGTCCTCGTACAGCACCAGCCGCCACGTCGTGTTGGCGCCAGCGTTCTTGCGATAGATCACAATCGCACCGACCACCGTGCCGGTCACCGAAGTAAAGGTGACGTCGTCGCCATCGAACAGTCCGTTCAACACGGTGGGTGTAGTAATGGCGACGTCGGTGCCGACGATATTGGTGAGTGAGTTGTAGAACTGGTGCGAGGCACTGTAGGTGTAGCCGCCCGACGTGGTGACGAGTGCCGCGAACGGCGCGCTGGTGCTGCTCTGATCGAGCGACTTGTTGGTGTCTGCCTCGGTCATGAGACTTTGTTTCCAACGTGGATAGACCGCATTAGCCATGGGGATGGCCTCCTGTGCGTTAGGAATAGAAAAACGGGGCGAGGTAGCCGCCCCTCAACGAAAACGCCTGGGCGGCGCTTACTTCTTTTTCGGAGGAGCGTCCGGCGGGGAAGCAATGACTTCTGGCTCAACCCCATCCGCGTACATGTGGATGCCGGTCTCGGCCCTACGCTGCGGGCCGGACTTCTTGGCGTCCTTCTCGCGCCGATCCTTATCGGCCTCCTGGCCAGCCTCCATCAGATCGCGCTCCTTTTCCGCCAGAGCAACGCGGCTCTCGTGCTCCTTCGGCACCTCTGGCGCTGCCTCGTTCTTCGGCGGCTCCTCAGGATCATGACCATCAATGCGGAGATCGGAGCCAGCTTTGGATTGCTCCTCCATCTGCTTTGCCACCGGCTCCGCAACTTCGACTTCGGCCTCTTGACCGGGGCCAAGCAGATGCTGCTTGCCGGTCGCGTCGAATAGGAAACGCTGCCCATTCGGACTGACGTTCTTCACCTTGATCTTACGCTTTGCAACTTCTTGCTCAGCCATGGCTGTGCTCCTTGTGAAAAACCGAAACGATCAGCTTTGCCCTTACTGTTTTCGCGGGCGCTAGATTCCGTCTAGGTAGCGAACGCTCCCCGGCCGCCTGATCTCAAGTCCACCAGTGCGGAAGATTCCGGGGATGTCATAGCGCAGTGCCGTCACTTGCATGACACCGAGGAACTTGTGCGGCATCGGCAGATGCAGCTTGAGGATCGACGGGTCGTTGCGATACGCCACAATGCGCGCGGTGGCGCCGGCGCCTGCCGTATCGAGGCCCCGCACCGCGCGGATGGTGAGCTGCTGGTTCGTGATCGCGGTGTAGGTATTGTATTGCTGGAGCCAACCGAGCACGTTCGCCGTCGTGTTAGGCAAGCGTGTGTTCGCTAGCAGAGTGAAGCTGTTGATCGGCAACAGCAGCGTGTCCGCCATTTCCACCGTGTTCGATGCGGTGTAGATGCCGGTCAGGATCGAGTTGACGTCCCGAATAATCAGATCGGGGTTGGCCACCTTGGCCGTCCACAGCGCCGACGAACCAGTGCCATCTGCGATGGCGTTGCCGGCGGTGACGGTGGTGTCGTTGGTCAACCCGGTCCAGTTCTTGGTCGTGTCACCGGTGAAGACGATCCGCTCCATGAACTCCTCGTAGGCCCGCCGTGCCGCATCAGCACGTTCGGTGGTGAGGTTCATGTTGGGAATTTGCTGCGCTACACCGATCTCTTCGAGCGTGTAATAGTAGCCGATCGCCGCCATTTCGAGGCCCATCTCGAACTTGCTTCGCACGATGTCGGCCATCGGAACGTCATTGGCCAAGTGATGAAACCAAGCCGCCTGCCCGACTTTGTCGGAGCTGTAAAACGTTTTGGATTTCGCCCACTCGTTGCCAGAGGTGTCTACGGGCACGAGGTCCGGATATTGAATCTCGGGGTACTGCGTGGCGTAAACAACCGGCTCTATGTAGGAAGCCTGTTGCTGCATGAAACTCAGAGCCGACTGAGCATCATGGAATGAGGCGTGATAGTTCATCGTGATATCTCCTTGCGTGTGCGTGGGGAAGCGAACGACTTACGCGCCCGCCGCAGTCGCCGTCAGCCGGAGCAGGGCCAACGCACCCGCGCCCGCCGAGGTGAGGTAGCGTGAGTTCGCGATGGCCACGCCAGCGGAGGCCGGGTTGAGCTGCCCGGTGGTCGAGTCGTAAGTTGCCGGTGCACCGTGCGTGACGGCCGCGACTGGCCGCACCCACATGTCACCTTCCAGCATCACGCCCATGTTCTGGTAGCGTTGGTACATATCGACCGTCTGCACGGCCGTGATGACCTCGGTGACGCTACGTGCAGAGAGGCCGATGAACTTCGTGGCCCCGCCGAGGATGGCGCCGCGCGCGTTGGCGCCCTCCGAGACTGCGCGGCCAAAGGCGATTCCGGCCGCCGTTTCGACAATGCGGGTTTCCACATCATCGTCGTCGAGCATCGTTGCAATCTGACCCTCAAGGCCCGGCTGCATCGTGGCTGCATAAGTCGTCTGAACAGCAGGCATTGTTATGCCTCCTTTGCTAGTAGCTACGAATGTTTGGGGAAGTCAGGAGAACGTCGGAAAGGGATTAGACGGAAGCGGCCTTGCCCTTGTTGCGCATCCAACGAGTCGAAAGCTCTTCGTTGCGCTTGTCGTAGGCCGCCGCCGCCTTGTCGTTGTAGCCGCCATTGGCTGGCCGCCCCGAGAACGAGTCCGCCATACGACGGAAACCGTCCTGCTCACCCGGCTGATCGGTGATGCTCAGGAATGCACCCTCGACGCGCGGATCGTCCATTGCCTTGGCCCGCTGGTCGCCCATACGAGCTGCAACAACGTCACGCCGGATTTGCTCGTTGCTCTTGCCCTTCCACACGTACTTAGTGTCAGAGAAAAAGCTCGTGGCGCGATCAACCACATCCATCCGGATGTTGATCTCCTCGTCGACCTTCTGCGGCGTGATCTTGTTGTCCTCAAGCTTCTGCTTGAGCGCCTCGATCTCACCGTCCTTCAGCCCGACTGACTTGGTCAGCTCCGCTACCTTGGCGTCGAGCGAGACTTTCTCGGCTTGAGCGTCGGTGAGCAGCTTACGCAAATCAGCCGTACTATCGTTGAGCGTCTTAAGATGACGCTCCAGAATTTGTCCGTCTTTATCCTCAAGGGCGATGTTAACGCCATCGAGGTTCAATGTTCGCTCAGTCATAGGTTTTCTCCTTTCATGACTGTCTCCCATTCGGAGCTTGTCGCCGCCACGTGCGGCTCGCACTAGAGCAATGTGATTCGCTCTGATGTCCGTCTGCATTGCGTCGTAGAGCTGGCCGTCGCTGGTCTCGCCTTGGCCCCAGACCAGCTTGGCGCCGTAGCCAACAGAGAGCTGCGTGGTGCCGGACTTCACCGCATTGATGGCGGTTGCATCCATCAGCGTCAGCGGCACTCGAATGAATTCGCCATCGCGCGCGATGTCGCCAGTCGAATGCCCGACGGCATACTTTTTCCAATTCGAAGGATCGACGCTCTCGTTGGGATGATCGAGCGTGATCGGCCGGTGCGCGAGCGACGCCATAGCGCGCTTGTCGAACACCTCAGCATCGGGCCGATAAATCCGGATCACATCGATGTTCGGAAGACCGACTTCGAAGCCCTTGTAAAGCTGAATGCCAGTGCGCGCGACGCGCGGCTCGGCAACGAGATAACCGTTCGGTGTGACGTGCATCCCGAAGCGCTTGGACGTATCGGCATCGAGCGTGAACATCTCGGTGAGCTGAATACTGTCCGTCGCGCCAGCGGCCCTACTCTCCGTCGTCTCTGTCGTCTTGGTGGTCTTGGTGTATCCGGGCTCAGCAGTCTCGCCTGTGCGCTTCTTCTTAGGATCAGCGCTCTCACTGCCACCACCTCCGCCGCCCTCACCTCCGCCCTCGTCGTCGCCTTCGCCCTCACCTTCGTTTCCTCCTGCGCTCTCGACGGCAGCAAGAATCGAAGCAATCTCTTCCTCCCGCGCGGATTCGGCCTCCTCCTTCTTCACCCACTCCTCGCCCTCTTCACCCTCGATCCGCGTGAAATGCTTCTTCACCGCTGTGAGAGCGAGAATGGCAGCCAGACTGTCGGGCTTCTCCTTTCGCGCCTTGCGGAATGCTGCCTTGAAAATGCTCTTGGCAGCCGCAGGCATGGATTTGACTTCAAGCGGAAACTCCTCGTCTGACAGCGGCAACAGCGGCTCGCTGTCGGTCTTCGCCACCCACTTGCCCTGCACCTGCTTATACCGATTTTTCACTGCCGCCATCGCTATAGCGAAGGCTTGTTCCTCGGTGTACTTTCCGCTTTTGCTTGCAGCGTTGAACGCTGAAAGCCAAATTTTCTTGGCAGCCTCGGGCAGATTCTTAGCCGCAGACGGCAGACTCTTCGTCGAGCTGTAGGGCATGGGGCAGCTCTCCTATCTGTGCGATTTGTCTACGTGCGCGCGGCGGACGTGACGACGCCTGGGTTGATCGACCTCATGGCCGGAGCGGAAGACAACGTGGCGTAAATGATGCGACATCGAGTGCCAGAGCGCCTCGTTGTCGCGGTCGTGGCGCAGCGCGCGGAAGTCCTCGTGCGCGTGGCAGGCGTGGCGGTGGATGGCGTCGTGGTTGTTCCAGCTCATGGCGGCGACAGCTCGGTGTCCCACGCCCCGCTCCAATAGCCGTAGGTGGCGAGAGCCAGGACGAAAACCACCACGACCACGAAGATGACGATGGCTGCCTTGGTCGAGCGGTCCATCACGATCCCCGGCGCAGCGGCGGCCCGAAGACCTGCCAACCGAGGATCAAGAACAAGATGAACAACAGCAGCGTGCCGCCGATCGCGCCGTACGTGCCGGCCACGAAGGCGAAGTGGATTGCCAATCCGAACACGAACCAGATCAGCATGATGATCCAGAAGCAAAGCCCGAGCGTCATGGTTTCCTCCCTCAGTGCAGCCGCCTGTCGTACTCCAATCGGAAGCGCGCGCAGGCCAGCTCGGCATCATCGAACTCGTCGAACAAGCCGATCTCGATCACCGGGCCATCATTCATGATCGCGACCGCGAAGAAGCGATCATCGATCCGCATGATGTTGAACTCGACGATCATTCCGACTCTCCAAGGCGCTCCTCCAGCGACAGCAGCCCAGCGGGAAGTAGACTGCATCTGCAATTGATGTGAGCTGGTAGCAGCGCCTCCGCGAGATCGATCTTGTAAGGGCTTTGCTCCGCCAACGATTCACAGATCGGACACACCAGCTCATCACCGGCAGTCACCCAGTCAACTTCTTCCTCTTCCGTTTGATCGTGCAGGCGATGATCGTGCTTGATGAAACGTGACGGCCGTGCTGGCTCTAACCGCTCCGGATCGATACCAACCTGCGTAATCCCAGCCTCACGAAACGCCGCCAACCGTCCCGCATTGTGCAGTTGCACCGCCATCGTATTGGCCGCCGCCTTCATGCGCGTATGCCCGATCTTGCGCAGCACAGCGAGCACCCGCTGATACATCGGGAGCGGCTTGCGCCTGCCAATCGCTGCAGCCGCCGCCTGCCTGCTCACCTGTTGCATCGTGGCGGCAGCGATGCCCGCGAATTCGCGTTTGGCAAACTCGCGGTACACCGCCGGAACTGGTGTGTAGCTGCGAGGAGGGCTCCGCGTCAGCTCACCGCCAGCAGCGACCCCAGACTCGTAGGCGCGTTCGAGAAACTTCTCCCACCACGGCGTGTTGACGAGCTGCTCGTTAATCGTGCGCTCGAACCACTGAGTGAACGTCGCCAGTCGATGGCCAGGAGGAGGTAGCAGCGCCACCAACGGATCGTTACGCGCCGCCATCAGATCGTGCTCGACCAAGACGGTGTGCGTCAACGAGCGCACGCGCGCGAGACGGCGATTGCCCTCAGCCTGAAACGAGCGCCGCAGTCTAGCGGTGCCCGTTGGATCGCTCACTCCTCGTCCCGCCTGCGATGGGTGTCGGTGGTGTCTTTGGTAGTCTTGCTCGTCTTACTGTGCTCGGACTCGACGACAACCTCCACCTTGTCGCCCTCCTCCCAGTTGAAGCGCCCTGGCTCTGGCTTCTTGTCGATCATTGCACCAGCTCCACCCTAAAAAGCCTACTGCCCTTCGTGACACCAGGGCCGACGCCGATCACCTTGAACTTGGTATTCCGATCGAGCAGGATTTCTGCTTCACCACCCATACCTTTCGCTCGCGCCATCGGCAGCGCCCTGTACCCCTTCGGGACCTTGAGTTCGAGCAGTTGGTTGCTAAACGTCGCGGCTGCCCCTCTGCTTCGCGACGTGCTGAGGAAACCCTTCTCCGTGAACGTGACCGACTCGCCCGACTTCTTGTTGTCCCACGCGGTCGCGAGCTGGGCCGACACGGTGTTGCCCATCCCACGGTACACCGTCACATCCTTCGCTAGACTGTGCTTAGCAATCGCGCTGCTCAGGTTGTTGGCGTCCGCACTAGGAGCAGCCCCCTCGCGCAACGGCTTGTTGAACTTCTTGAACCCATTCTTGCTCTGATACTTGTCGAGGGACTTCTTTTCGTTCGGACTAATGACATCGCTGGTGCCGGGATCGATGGGCTTGGCCGGATCGACTTCGGTGCTCGCGCCACCACCACCCGTGCTGCAAAACTCCCCGCTACCTGGATCGTGGCATTCGTTCTCGTCAATTAAAGTTCGCCCAGAGCGCGCGCCTGCTCCAACGCCAATTCGATCTCCTGCTCGCTCAATTCGTGCCCAGTAGTTGTCGTCAGCAAGTCGATGATCTCTTGCTCTTCCGCTGTGCGCTGCTGTTCTGCTGGCGGCTTTGGCGGCATCCCAGTTGTCACCATATTTTGTTGCCCTTGTTGGCTTCGACCAGTCCTTGCGATTGGCCACTTGTGTCAGCGCACCCTTGGCGCCACCTGCACCGTATCCACGCCACGACATGAATACGATGTCAGGTTCGTTGTGCTTGGCATAATCCCAGTTTTTCGGAGCAAAGTCGCGATTAAATTTCATCCGCTGATCTTCTTGAAATCCGAACTGGTGGTAGTAGCTCGGCAAGAAGCCGTCGTAACAATCCAACGTCTTTCCGCCGTGCTCGATCGCAGCCACCATCGCCTTCGCAGCGCCGCCTTTCGGGCCGCCATTGTTGAAAACATTCTGAATATCGCCGTGCGGATCAACTGAGACACCGACTGTGCCATCCTTGTTGGTGAGCATCGTATGCCCGCCCATCTCCTCAGCCGGATGTGGGGACAGAAACTGCTGACGAGTTGACACATCGCGCGACTCGACAAACGCCCGTGCCGACGCCTCATGCATGCCATGCTCGACAGCAGCACCGCCGCCACTGCCACCGCCTTCGCTAGTGAACTCACCGCTATGCGGATCGTGACTGGGATTGAAGTCAGCGGGCTCGAAGTCGAAAGGGAGCGAGATCGGCGTCCTCCTCGGCCGCCGATGCTGCATCAAAATGGAAATCGCCTAGTCGATCGAAGTGATCATCAAGATCGAAGATGCCGTCACTGACTTCGGGAGCGCCGTCCTTCTTCTTCTTGAAATAAATCTTCACCTCTTGCGTCGCCGACTTGGCCGGCCCGGAGAACGCCTTGGCCCGCTGCAGCAAATCCGTGATGCTGATGTTCACCCGCGAGATCCGCATCTTACCGGTGAGCTTGTTGTCCTTGGCGTCGATCCCAATCTTAGCCGCCCAGTGATGATGGCCGTCCAAGATATAACCGTCCTTCGACACCACTAGCCGCTTGTCCAACCGCTTGGGATCGAGCTTAGCCTTCTGCACTTGCTGCCACACCTTGACACCCGACAGCTCGTCCTGCGTCGCCTTTAAGTGCGATGCCTCTTCCTTCTCCTTGGTGACCGTGTAGCCGTCGTCCTTCAAGCTCTTGAGTAGCGCCTTGGTCTGCACCTCGTCGAGCTGCGGCATCTTGATGCGCGGAATGCCTTTGCTCTCAGCACAAAACAAGTTCGTGCCGGAAACCGACACGTTGCACATGTTGAGATTAGGCGCCTTATCGCCCTTCTCAACTGCTGCGATCACATCTTGACCAAGCCGCTTGATCAGCGTCGAGACCTTGCGCGGCTGATCTAAATTGACTCTGCGGTTCTGGTATAGCGCGCGCAGCGCATCCTCAACTTTCGTGGTTTGGATCACGCCATTCTTGTCGACGTAGGCGCTCTTGGAATAACCCTCGCCTGGATGGCCGCCGGCCTCACCCTTGGCCGCACCACCCTCGCTCGCACCAGCACCAACGCCACCGCCCTCGCCACAGAACTCGCCTGTCTTCGGATCGTGACACTCGTTGCCAGCGTCCTCCTCATCATCAAAAGGGTCACTGTCACCGGACCCCCTCATGCCGGGCGCTGTGCTCTTGCGTGCGTTAGCGGGAAGTTGTCCGGTCTGACCGGGCTGCGGCGACTTGGGCTTCTTGCCGAACGGCACCACCGCACCGCCTTTTCCGCCCTTGGGAGGCGGCGCATTCGGATCGAGCGGCTGGCCAGTGTTGGGATCAACACCGGGCTGCATCATCGGCATCGGCGCGGGCACGTTTTGCTCCTCAATCGTATCGCCCTCGGCCGCCGCGTCCTCCAACGCCTGCTCCAAGCCGGGATAGAAACCATCCTCTATGAGCTGGTTCGCGCGCGCGTTGCCGAGCGCCACCGGCGGAATCTGCGCAGCGTTGACGTCGATTTGGTACGCCTGTGCTTTCTTGAGCGCGATGTCAGCCTTGTCGCCATCGCTCAATTGCCAGAGCGAATTCCACTCATAAAAAATCTCTTCCGGCCGATCACCTAATGCCGAGCGGATCAGTACCTCGTCGAGCACGCTAATCGCTGGCTGCAGCGTGACGCTCTGCTCCGAGGCTAATCGATCGTAGTAGTTGCGAAAATCGGCCTCTCCCGTGACATTCAAACCCCTATGCGGTAAGCCGAGAAACCTTCCGGCAGGTATATCAACCGCACCAGAAACCACCTGCATATAAGTCGCGATGATCTCCGGTACGCCCGCGAGCGACGCCTGAATGCGTTGCCATTCTTCGTTGCCATCGATCAAGATGGTGTTGACCGTGCTCTTGGCCACGTTGGCAGCCTCGAACCGGCCCAACATCTTGCGCGTGCCAACATCGGTCGACAGGATCGACTTCAGCTCGGGTATCTTGATGACGTCAATCTTCAGCTCCGAGCACAGCGTGGCGAGCGAACCGCTGACCAAGCCGCAAGCCTTGATCGCATCATTGACCGGCTGCAGCACGCTATCGCCCCACACGTTAGCTATAAGCTGGTCGGCCGTATCAACGCCAATGAGCTTGACCACGCGTGACGGGTGTAATTTCACATTGACCTTGTTGAAAGCAGAACTCTTCGACAGGCTCTCCTTCTGGTCGAAGTCCTTGCCGACCGGCTGCGTGCGCGCCTCGTAATATTCAGGCTGACCGTAATACTTCGAGGTAATGTCATAGATGATCGGGCCGACGCCGATATTGTTCTTCGACACCACGTGCAGGAACTTCAACGAGTCCAACGTCACGGTTTCAAGGTCAAGCTCTTCCTCTGGCTTACCGGCATCAACGCCGATGATCATCACCGCACCACCGTAGAGCCGTGATTTGATCAGTGCTTCTTGTACCCTCTGCTGTAGAAACAGCTTGCGCTCCATCGCCTCCAGCAGCTTGATCTGATCGGGATCAGCCTGCCAATTGCGCCACTCGCGGGTCATGTCCCAAGCCGGAATCTGCACCGCCTTGCGCGCGAGCCAATCACCACGATAGGCGTTCTCCTGCTCCAACACCGTCATCAACGAGAATGAGTATTGCTGATGCGCGAACTTATCGCGCCCCATCACGCCGAGGCCCGCGAGCAAGTTGATGAAGCTGTCGTACCAACGCACTTCCGTGGTCGGCATGTTCACGACGTTGCTATCGGTCATCTCTGTTGTCTGGTCCTCAGTTGCTCTTCCCGACGATTGGCCCCGTCCATGGCCTCGACGTAAGCCTTCGCGGCGTTGCGTAATCCTGTCAGTGCGCGATTTGGCTGATGTGTGCTCGGGTCATTCATCCAATTCTTAAACAGCAACGTCACCTGCTCGCGATAGGCGGCCTCGATGCCAGCGCGATCGAGCGCAAGCAAGTGCTCGTCGTGTTGTGACGGTGGCAACGGCGCCGGATACGAAGGCGCCGGTGCTCCAACACTCGAAGCATAAAAGCTGATCGAGAAAACGCCGAGCCACAGAGCCAATAACCCGCCGAGAAAGATAAACGGATTACGGTTGACCCACGTAGACATTGGTTGCCATCCCCTTCGGACTGGTCTCAACGGTCAGGGACGGCATTGGCACCCGAAGTCACAAGTCCATGCCGTTACACTAGGTCTTCGGCCCCGCTACACCTCCGGTGCCAGGGAAATAGCCCCAGCCATAACCAGGGGCATAAGCCCAACCACCACCCGGAGGCGGCGGCTTGACTGCCTCACCGGGCGGCTCCGGCGGCAGCGGCGGGATCACAATCGGATGCTCCGGATGCGGCTGTGGAAGAGGGAATCCGATATCAACGTAAGGCGGCAGGAACGGGCCTCCCCAAATAACGAGCGGTGGCCCGCCCGGCTGGATCGGCGGCAGCACGATCGGGTGCGACGGATGCGGCTGCGGTCCAGGGAAGCCGATGTCAACATAAGGCGGGTAGACGATAGGATGGCTTGGTGACGGCGGCTGTCCTCCCGGCGCAATCGGGTGCGACGGATGCGGCTGCGGCCACGGCAAGCTCTGGTCGGGACGCGGCTGCTGTCCCGGCAGACCTTGGTCTGGGCGCGCGCCCGGATAATAGATCGGGTGCGAAGGATAGGTCGGGCCACCGGGCTGCGGACCCGGGAAGCCGGCGTCCGGGTAAGGACCGATCGGTCCCCAGATTTGCGGAGGTGGGCCACCCGGCGCGATCGGATGCGACGGTCCATAAGGCGGCACCCACGGATGCGTCGGATAACCCGGCTGCAACGGAGGCGGCTGCCCTCCACCTCCACTAATGGGAGTGATCAAAGCTAGAAACGGTTGTCCATTCATTACACTTACCTCCAGTTTGCTGCTTCAGATGACTGCGATGCTTCTCGCGATCGCTTCGCAGATCGCGTTGAACTCAGAACGGTACGCGTCCGTGTCCCCCTGGTTGTCGCAGAACAGGGTCTCGATTAGCACCGCCGGCTTGGTCGTGTTGTTTAGAAAAGCCAAATCGCCACGATACTTCGGACCTCTGTTGGTGAGCCCGGCGGCATCGGCTATCGCTTTCGAAATCTTGTCTGCAAGTTTCTCCTGCGTGAGATAGAGAACCTCGACCCCATGCGCCGTCTGATCGTAGCAGTTGAAATGAATGCTTACGTCCAGGTCTCTCTGCTGCTTGTTGTGGAACGTTGTAATGGTCGAGAGATTCTGACTCTGCGTGGTAGAAGTGTTGTCGTGGAATTCCACCACCGAACCGCCAGCCTCCTCCAACAATTCAACAACGCGCGAGACTACCCGCCTCGCTTCGTCAACCTCGTCGAGGCCCCACGGCGATGGCCCAGCCGCGCCGCGCACCTTCAAACCGTGCCCACTGGAAATGCAAATAGCGCGTAGGTTGGGCAGCTCCGGCACTTCTTCCACCTCGGGCGGCTTCGGCGCAGGATGATGCAGCGGATCGTCCGGCTCATCAGGCTCGATCGGCACATCAGGCGATACAGCAAGAACGCGCTCGATCTCTATCAAAAGATCGTCCACATACGGATTGACCTCGGCGGCGTGCTCGTTGATTGGCCCCCAGTGCTGACGCAAATGGCGCAGCCCGATCAAGCACGCCTCGACGGCGTACTGTGGGCACTTCTTGCAGGTGTCCTGAAAGTCGTAGCCAACATCGCTGCCATAGCAAGCCCACTCACTCGACGAGCAGCCAACACCTTCCTTGAAAACATCAAGCGCGCATTGCTGGGAGCCAATGTTGGACATGTACTCGTCGAGTAGCTTCTGGATCTCAGTCGAGCACGAACTCGAATTTTGGCTCTGCTGAAATAATCCCGCCTCTGCCGTCGTGCTGCTCGTGTTCTCAGCGCTTTGATCGCGACCCTCGCAATGGCGCCCGCTGCTCTCGCGCATGCCGAGACCCCAGAGCAGGCAATACAAGTGGCGCAACGTCGGCAGCCCGTCCTCGTCGTTGTCCATCTCAAGGTCTTCGTACACGTCCGCATACCAAGCGAGCGCATCCTTATCGTCATCGCCGGTGTCGGCCTGCGCCATGTCGAGCGCAGCGCTGTCTCCCACATACAACTTACGCACCAACGTGGCATAACCGAGCGCCATGCCCTTGGTGTAGCCCGGAGGCGACATGCCTCTGTCGCTCCAATTGTAATCCGCGACCGGCGACTGCATGGCCAGATCAGTGATTTTCTTTGCAGTCGCCGGCTCAAGCGGCGGTAGCAGTGCTGGGGGGTATGGCGACAGCTCATAATCCGTGTCGAGGTGCTCCCACGTCATTGGGCCAACAACACCATCGACACTGATGTGTTCGTACTCCTGATAGTCGCGCACCGCCTGCTCGGTCTGCGCACCGAAATCGCCGTCGACGTCGGCCGTCTCCAGTAGACAATTCTGCACATCAATCACGAGCGAGCCCTGATCGCCTCTGCGGATTGTTGGGCGTGTCATAGTTTAGAACCTTCTAAATTGCTCAGCGCCGCCTGCGCGCACTGATGAAGCCGGTCCCCGTCCACGTCCCCGTGCCGGTCACCATCGCCACCATGTAGACGGTCGTGGTCGTGCTGACGTTCACGCGGCACGACCCGCTCTGCAGCATCTCGGCCGCCGAGGCCGCGAACGATGCGCGCAACTGCTGCATCGCCCCGGTGCCCGCTGCGAGCTGCGCTGCTGTTGGCAGTGTCGCCGAGGTCAGCGAGATCGCCGCCGCCATGATGGTGAGGTTGGTGCCGGGGTTGAACACGAGCTGCGCGCTCACGTCCCAGTCGCCCGGGGTCAGGCTCAGCGTCCCGACGTTCGCCGCCGTGCCGCTGGCCAGCGTGACGCCGGTGGTGACGCTGGTCGAGAGCACCTCGCCGATCTCGCCGGCCGCCGCGTTGCCAACGGCTGTCGTACCGACCTTCGCCATGCGCGAGGTGTCGCTCGGATGCACATGGTCGCCGCGCGCCCAGGCCGTCGCAACACCAACCGTCGCCGTGCCGTCCATCGTCGGCGTAGCGTTAGAGGCCGGAGGCAGCGTCGGCACATAGATCAGATTGTCGGTGCCGAGCGTCGCGGTGTTGCCTGCATTCGCCGACACCGCAGTCGGACCCGGCACGCCCTGCACGCCTTGCACGCCTTGCGTTCCGGCCGGACCCTGCGCGCCCGTCGATCCCGGCGTTCCCTGCGCACCGGTATCGCCCTTCGGACCCTGCGCGCCAGTCAGGCCCGGCGTTCCAGGATCGCCCTTGGCGCCCTGCGGACCAGCGATGCCTTGCGGGCCTTGCGCGCCCTGCGCTCCGGCAGCGCCCGGTGATCCCGGTATGCCCTGAATACCCTGCGCACCCGGATCACCTTGCGGCCCTTGTGGACCAGCCGCGCCGGTTGCTCCCGTTGGACCCGGCGCAGCATCAGCTCCCGGCGGACCTTGCACACCTTGTGGACCTTGCGCGCCTGCTGGCCCCGCCGCACCAGTCGGCCCAATCGGACCTTGCACATTCCCCAGCTCGACCCAACCCGAGGGCGTGAGCGTTGGACCAACCCACAAGCAAACCGTTTGCGTCGGCGTGTGCAACAAGCCCTGGCCGTTCGCCATCTGGTTGCCCAGAGGCGGCACGCCGGGCGAATCCCAATCCGCAGGCACGTAGCCTGACGGCGGTAGATCAGCGATCGCTTTGTTACTGAAGCTGCCGATGATCGTGACAGTGTCACCGGACGGCCCCTGCATGCCCTGCGCACCCTGCGCGCCGGCGGGGCCGATCGACCCCGGCTCGCCTTGCACGCCTTGCGGGCCTCCGGGTCCTTGGATTCCCTGCGGACCAACTCCGCCCGCGACGCCCTGCGGGCCGACCGCGCCCTCGGGACCAGCCGGACCCTGCGCACCGTCCACGCCCGCCGGTCCCTGTAAACCTTGCGGCCCTGCCGCGCCCGGCAGTCCAACTCCTGGCGCGCCGTCCGCGCCCGTCGGGCCTTGCGCACCCGGTGATCCCGGCAACCCCGGCGCACCATTCAGCCCAGGCGATCCCTGCGGTCCCGGCTCACCCTGCACGCCCTGCACGCCACCTTGACCTGCCGGACCCTGCACGCCCTCGGCCCCGGCCGGTCCTGCCGGTCCCTGCGTGCCCTGCGGACCCTGATCACCTTGCGGCCCCTGCGCACCGTCTTTGCCGTCCTTACCGTCCTTGCCGTCCTTGCCGTCCGCGCCTGCCGGTCCCGGAGGCCCTGCCGGCCCCGGCTGTCCGCCCGTTCCAGTGACCTGCGACCACGCCGCATCCTTGCGGCCGTAGAGCTGGCCGTCGATCGGCGCCTCTTCGATTCCACCACCAGCTCCGCTGCCCGGTGGACCCGCTGGCCCTGCTGGCCCTGCTGGCCCTGCTGGCCCCGCTGGCCCAGTCGCGCCGGGCGGTCCCGCCGGACCTTGCGGCCCTTGCCCTTCGGCTGGAGGCTCGCCTCCTGTCTCCGCCGCGAAGATCAACTCCGCGCGCGCGGGCAGGAGGATGCCCTCCTTGATCAGCGCGTCCTTGAAGGCAGGAATAATCGGATCGTTGAGGTCGATGCTGTTCGTCGCCAGCGTGACGTCCCAGCGCCGCATGACGTCGGGGCCGATGAACTGCACGCCGCGCAGGCGATGCCGGAACAAGGTGTACTCGTTCGGGTCCCAACGCGTCATCCATGTGCTGAACTGCATCGCCATCTTAAGCGCCCATCATTTCCCTCAAGGAACGAAGTAGCTTGTCGCGGTGTTGTTGTGCGGCAGGTGGGTCAAGAACAGGTAACGGAGCGAAATGCCCAACAATCCAATTGATCCGAATCCGAACGATCCGGTGCAGAACCCGAACCCGACGCAGAACCCGCAACCCGAACAGAAGCCGCCTCCGGGCGGAGCACCGAGACCACCCAATCAGCCGCAGCAACCGCCACAGCGGTAACAGCTCGGCTTGATCGTGAGAGCATGTGTCCCCGCCTCCCCCGAAGGTCCCCGCACGTGCTCTCATGTCTTTCTAAAGCGGGACCTCGCCGAAGAAGCGGAGCTGCTGTTCGGGCTCCTTCAGCTCGTGCCCGCACACAACGTCGAGGCGCATGTTCATCTTGATCAGCGCCGCAAGTAGCTGACGCAACAGCGCCTCGATACGATCGAGCTGAGTCTCTTCGGGCATTACTCCGTCTTTCTCCTCTTTGTTGATCACCAAGACAGGCGGGCGCTTACAGTCGCCCCGATAGTTTGAAGCACGTCAATTCGTGCTATCTGTCTAATCGCCCGAACGGCTCCGAGCTGAGGAGGAATTGTCAGCCGGAGCTGCTGGCCTCGTCGGGCGCGCCGGGATTCGTGCGAGGCCGGGACGCGTCGACGATAGTGCTGAAATCTCGCTGCTCACGCTCAGCCGCCTCTGCGGCTGCAATCTTCCCGAAATGCTGACACACCGGGCACAGCGCTTGCGAGCTGAACCCGTGCTGACAGTCCTTTGTCATGTCAGTCACCTCCCCACATAAACGCATAATCTCTACCGCCTTATTGAAAATCCTAGCCTCAGCATCTCGGCGTTTTGGCTGGCCGTGCTCGTAGCACTCACAACAAATGTTAGGCGTATAATCGAGGGGCAAACGAGGATGCACCACAACTTTGTGGCCACATTCCTTGCATACAAACTCTCGTAATGTAATCACATCAAACTCCCTACCTTCCTCGGTCCAAATGGATTCAGTCCCCGCCAATCCATGACAGATCGAGATCGTAATTCAGCTTCTTGTTGTCGAAGCATCGCCATGCCAGAGCCAATGCACACACACAATCGTCGTGCATTCCAGACGGCGCCGAGTAACGAATGCCGAGCCGCGTGAACTCATACTCGAAGTTCAGCAGCTCGATGCTGATCGGCCCCTCAGGAAAACGTATCTTGCGCTCGTGGATCGCCAGCGCCAACCCTTCCATCAACATCTGCTTGCTGGCCATCGTGAACCGGTAGCCCTCAAGCCTCGGGCAGCTCAGCTCAATCACCTCAGCACCATTGCCGCCCTTCTTCACAGGCTGCTTGATGGCTTCGATAATCGGATCACCAACACCCGTCTCGTCCACAAGCGCGGGTGTGTTCTGCACGAACTTCTTGATGATATCTACCTGCTCGTGCCACGGCTTCTGAAACCGTAGCGCTTCGCACACACGGCCGTCGGCATCAAGCCCAATACCCACAGTCCAATCCATCTTACGCGCAAGATCCCAACCCCACGCTACAGCAGGACGCTTGGACAGCGGCGCAAAGCAATTGCGCACGTGCTGTGCACCGAACGGATTACCCTCATCGTCGCTCGGCTCGGCAAGGTACAGCTCGCGGAACACATGATCAGGCAGCGTCGCCTTGGCCGCGCTGATCTCATTCTTGTCGAGCACACCAGCCGCGATCGCGTCATAGGCCGTGAGCTTGTGGTAGCCGAGATTCGGAAAGCCCTGCTCAGCTCTACGCGCAAGCTGGTAGAACCAATTTTTTCTGCCTTTGACATTTCCAATTATTCGAATCGGCCCGCGCGTAGCAGTGAGCGTTGAGCGGATCGCATGCCAGCTCTCTTCCTTGAAGCGCGACGCCTCGTCAATCACACAAGCATAGACGTCTTCACCGTAAAGCGTGTCAGGGTGATCACCCGAGCGAAACGCAATCACCGTTTCCTTGTGCGTAGTGAGAGTGTGATCGGTACGGTTGACGCCGAACACCGAGAGCCCGGTGTCCTTGGCAGTGAAGTGTCGCTGCATACGATTGAACGCGATGCGCGCTTGCATCGACACCGGCGCAACCCACCAATAATTCTGTCCAGGCTTGCCTTTAATCGCTTGCTCGTACAGCCACGCAATGCCGCTGACTGTCTTGCCGCTCTTAGTCGACGCCTCGATCAGCGAGATCCGGCGCGGATCGAACATAGCCGCGCTCTGCTTGGCGTAAAGCTTCGGCCTCTGGTACTTGAGCTTATGCTGAGCAGGCTCGATCATAGCCGCCACTGCCACCACGATCGCAGCGGTGGAGGCGCACCAGAAACTTCAGCCTCAACGGTGCCGATGCCTTCGCAGTGACAGCACTGCACCCGCGCAGGCTCAAGCTGCCCCAGCTCAGCATCTTCCTGGTACAGCCACAGCATGCGCTCGCCGTGGCAACATGGACATTCGACTTGCTGCACCGTTCAACTCCGGCAACGTGACAGGACGTAAGCTCTTCGGCCGCCCGCCCATTGAATAAGGTGAAGTCACTCGCGTGAGCGCACTGCGCATGAGCTGCAGCTTGATGGCTGTGAGTTCGGACTGGGGATCACGCACGGTTCAGCCCTTGAAGTCGAGCGGCTTGCCCTTTTTCGCCTCGCGCTGCCGGCGCTTGCGCTCAGCAGGCGAGAGCCCCGAGGCAGGGCGGCCCATCTTACGCTCCTCGACTTTCGAGACAGGCTTCTCGACTTTCGAGACATTTGGGACTTTCGAGACATCCGCCCCGACTTTCGGGACATCCTTTGCAACGCCCTTCTTGCCTAAGAGCAACTTGAGGTGCGGAGTAATCGCGCGCCGCTTCGGATTAGGCGCGGTCTGAATTAGAGGTGGGCTGTCCCAAGCGAGCCCGCGCTCCTTGAGCGTCTTGGCCCGCCCATCAGCATGAAACAGCAGCCCGTTACGCTTCTTTGCATCGCGGAAACACGGGCGCCCACACCAACCCATGCCGCAAAGATCGCACAGGCCAGTGGTTTCCATCACGCTGCCTCCTCGTCGCCGGGCACGTGCTCGATCTGCTTAATGTCCTCGGGCGCATCGGAATACACCTGCTCGCCGCGATCGTTGAGAATGGTGACATTAACCGTTGTTTCGCGCTGTCGCTGCGGTGGGGAAATCTGCACTGCCGACAGCCGTGGCGATTGGTACGGCGCCCGCAGGCCGAGGAAATCGCGGTACAGTTCGACTGCTTTGAAGTAGAGCTGTGGGCTCATGCCCTTGAGCACGTGGCCCTTGTCGTCGAATGGATTGAGCACTGCGGTTAGCCCTTCGAGCCAGCCGATTTGCTCATCCATATGCTCGGTGGCGACTTTGTAGTTAGCGGCCGCGAGCATGTTGCGTTGGGCGGTGATCTGCTTGTAGATGGTAAGCTTATCTAGGCGGCCTTTGGGCCTTCCGCGCTTCTTTTTAGGACCCGGCTTTCGGTGTTGTTTCTTGTAGCCGCTATCCATAGATTTCCAAATCCGCGTCCTGCTTTAGACTCTGGGCTGGCAATAATTCCCTAATCGCATGGCACCGGCACTTTGGCGCGTGCTCGTGCAATCAGATCGAGCACTTGGGGAAGATCGGTGCTTTTGTAGTCGTTGAAGAAAATTAGCTTGTCACGCGCACTCATGGACTTATGGCTGAGAAGTCCGGCCATCCGGGTAGGCAACTCACGCGCCAGTGCATTGTAGAATGGCTCTCTGCGCTCGCCTTTGTCAGTGCTCTGTGACACCGCCTCGACCAGACAGACGGCGAAGTCGTCATTGCCTTTAACGTACTTTAGGAACGAATCCTGGCACCAAGCGTGTTCGTTCTTGCCGATGCGCTCGGCCATGATGTCAAGCACGGTGGCCAAACGCTGATTGCGCTTGTCTATTTTGGGATCGTAGAGCATGGGATTATTCCCCGGCTTCCGCACTGACGCTGAATCGGATTTTGTCCCCGAAGGCTCCAGACAGACCAGCTTTGGCAAGATCCCTCAGGCAACAGCGAGCTTGAGCCAATCGCGTGGCGCGATGGTGACGCTACTGCCGCCAAGAATTTGAAGCAACACGGAAATGCGCTCTCTCCGCGTCCACTGGCAGATGCCCTGGAGCCCGACGAAGGTGCCGAGCTTGAACTCCACCACGTCACCAGCCCTGATCTGGCGGCGGTGCGGATGCCGCAGTTGTCCCGTTTTCTCGCGCAGTTTGAGGTGCTCGACGTCGCGATCCGGGAGCGAGCACGGCTGGTCATTGCCCAGCAGCCGGATCACGCCTCGGGTGTTGTTGATGGAGCGCCAAGAGTAGGCGTCAGGCTGTGATCGCAGGAATAAATAGCAGGGGAATACCGGCTCAGTGTCATCGATCACGCGCCCATTGCGGGCTCGCGTCACCTGCATTTGCGGGTAGTAGCTCTCGAATCCCTGGTCACCAAGCCCGCGTATCGCTACCCGTTCGCGCCCATTCTTGAGCTGAGCCACGTACCATTTGGCATCCATGCAACCCGATCTCCTACCCGGAGGTCGGTCCCGGTGGAGGAGGTGGTCCTCGATTCGGCCGGCGGCGTCAAGGCTTTATGCCAGGAAATAGCGCTTGGACGGCCTTGACGGCATCTCGGATTTCGCCGTCGGTGGGCCGGAACTCTAGCTGCACTACCAGCGCCGTCAGCCGCTCGATCTCATTAGCATCGCGCTCTGCATTGGCACGCAATCGCTCAGTATAGCGATTCAGCCGCTCGATCTCGGCCTCATAATGAAAGAGCCGTTGTTGGTCACCCGCACGCTCAGCGTTCAGCCGCTCGACCTCGGCAAGCGCGCGATCCCGCGCAAGCTCGCTCATTTCTAGCGCCGCGCGCAGACGGCTATTCGTTAGAGTAACTTCGTTGTAAGCGGCTTGGAGCGGACTGGTCATGGCTTCGACTCCAGCGCGCGGCGCTTGAACTGATCTGCTTTCCCAGGAAAGCCCAACTCATCAATCTCGTTGCAGACTTCCATGACCAGAGCCAGCAGCCGTTCGTTTTCAGCTTCCAATCGAGCACACTCCTGATCGGACGAACGCCACATGGCCTCCAAAATAGCAACGGTTCGCTTCATCGCACAGGCACCTGACACGCTGTGATGGTGAAGATCGATATGCCGATCGCCAGCACAAGCGACCACACCACGATCCGTTCTAACCAGTTCATGACAGCGCTCATCTCGAAAATGGCATGGCGAAGGACGTGCAGAACTCGGCCTTGCCGATCTTATCAAAAATGGTTCTCTTGATCTCGGTGACCGCCATCGGAAGCTCGCGCGGGTACAGTTCGCTGTACGCCTTTACCCATAACTTGACTTCAATTGGCACGAGCGCATAGCCCACGCAATTGGCATCGTACACCACCATCGCCGCTATTCCCTGAAGATCGTTCTCGGCCTTGGTGCCGCCCAATGCACCGAAAGCAAACAGTGTTGCGACGCAGACCATAAGCGGCTTCATCTCAGCAACTCCTCGCGAACATCAGACTTCTCAGCCGCAGTGAAGGCACGAATTTGCTGCGCGACTCGCAGCGGATCGACACCACTCTCAAGCTGGCGCGCAATGTTGTCGAGCAAGTCGAGGAGCACGGCTTGGGCTAGTTCCCCGAGGTGCACGGTTATCCCTGAATGCTTTGCCATGGTCATTTCCTCTTCATTAGTTCGTTCACGTCATCGACGCTGATGCCGTGCTTGATCATCGTGAGCAGCAACATCGCCACCACCACCGGCGGGCCATAAGCGGCGTAGCTCCGCGAGGTGCGGTCGGTGAGGTTCAAGAATTCCCCCGCCTGCCTCTGGTTAAGGCCGAGCGCAGCGATTGCTTTTCGGTAACCGGTGCTCGTCATGCCGGGCAGCATACCGGAACCGTTTTCCTGTGCATAGAATTATTGGTTGTCGCAGTTCGTGCCGCACTTGCGCAGGTTGGCGCAGCGCGTGACTGGCCATCTTCGCTTGCGCCGGCCATCCGAGGTGGTTAGATTCCGCTTGTGGGTGACTCCACATTTGGCTTGTTGCAAGCAGGCCAAAAAAAAGGCCCCGCTGAGCCAGAAGCTCGCGGGGCCTTGGTGGTTATGGGCATTCCATCACTTCTTCCTGGGCATCGATTAGTTCGAATTTGAGCCAGTGAAGCAGCCAGTCACGCCGAGCTTCGAGCGTTAGTTCGGGCCATTCATCGTCGCCCATACCGCTAAAGATGTTGGCGGCGGTGTCGCCGGTCTTGATGCCGAGCGCCCGCATGATGGGTGTCAGCGCGACGTCGAGCGTTTCGGCGCGCAGGGCATGGGCTAACAAGTTCATTTTCTACTTCTCCTGTTTCTGTAAACGTCTGGCCTTGTCGTCAATTGCGTCAAGCTTGAGCAGGATTTGCAACGTCTCAGCGCAGTTGTCGAAGCTCTCGCGGATGACATCGATAATCTCGTCCGCTGCACTAAGCTTGCTCGCAGGCACAGACACGAACAACGTGCCCAGCACCACGCCCTCCGGCGTGGCGATGGTTAGCTTTACATGTCGGTTCATGATTGCACCGCCTGCTCATTCAGCAGCTTGATAATGACGCGATCGAGTGCCTCGATCTCGCGGGCGTAGCTCGCAAGTGTCATCGCCCGTTCACTGGGGCGAATCTGCTTCTTGCTCGTTTGCCAGTATTTATAGGCTTCGGCCTTGTTCTTGCGCAGCCCTTTAATGGTTGCGAGAACTTCATCGTTGTTCATTTGAGTGACTCCCATTTGAGTGCCGTGCGGTGCAAGCCCGCGCGGGTGTGTTCGTCGTGAACACTGTGACACGGCGGGACTTACCGCCGTGCTCAGTATTCAGTGGGCGCCGACATCAATGCCAGCCGCTCCCCAAGGAGCATCGGCAAGATATCTGCGAACCTTGTCGGGATAGCCCGTCGCTGCGAACAGCACCGGACAAGCCGGAGGCTCGGTGGAATTCAAATCTTCGAATTCCATATCCGTAAAGCAAACGATCAGAGAGCAATCGTCAGCCTGCTCGGCCACATAATCGAACAGCGGACGCAAGCGCGTGCCGCCACCACCACGGGGATCGAACTCGATCTCGTCGCCCGTGCGCCAAGTGTCGACGCGAGTGACTTGCGTGTCACCGTACACGGCGATCACCTCATCAATCGCACCGTCATCAAGCGCGGCCTGCGCTTCGTTCCTGATACAAGCCAGCGCGATGGTGTCCATCGATCCGCTCGTATCGATCAGAAACGCAACCCGGTTGATACCGTCCCGCCGCTTGCCGGGAAGGAACAAGCCAGCCCCGACAAAGCGTCGGTTCGGCCGGTTCCAAGTCTCGACTTGCAGCGAGCCTTGATCGAACCAAGCGCGGAGAACTTCGCGCCAGTCCTGGCCAGGATTGTTGGCCCGTTCGATGTCGCGGGAGACATGACCCGGAAGCTGCCCGATCGCTTTCGCCATCGAAGCCGCCTGCCGTACCGTGCGTTCCCACTTCTGATCGATCTCAGCGAGATCGCCAGCGTCTTCAGCCGCGTCGAGCACCTCACCGCAGCGGCCGGGATCACCGGACGATTGCGGCTGGCCCTCGCCGGGCTCACCATCAGCGTCGCCGTCAGCGCTGCCCGTGCCTTCGCCCGTGCCGTCGCCTTCCGCTTCGCTGTCGCCAGCGCCTTGGCCGCCGTCGGTTTCCTCATCGCCGTCGTCGGCCGGGCCTTCACCCTTGCCTTCTTCGTCGCCGTCTTCACCGTCGTCGCCTTGGCCCTCGTCGCCTTCCTCGTCACCTTCCTCGTCGGAAGCTTCAGGCTCGTCGCCCTTGTCCTCGTCGGTGTCGGCGTCGTCGCCCTCATCCTCACCCTGTTCGGGCTCAGGCTCGGGCTGCGGCTGCGGCTTGTTGTTCTGTTCGTCAAGCTCGCGCATGCGGTAGATATCCTCGGCGCTCATGCCTCGGAATCGCTCGTCAAGCAACGCCCATGGCGGAACATCAAAGCCCTCGTCCTTGAGATCGATATTGATCCCAAAGTCGGTGGCCTCATTCCACTTTTTCGGATCGCGATCGCCGCGACGCGTACCATGGTGGCGCGCATCGTGTTCGCTCTCATGCGCTTGCACAAACTCAAGACGTGCCTGCGTCAGTTCAGCGATGAAATCGGGATTCCAGAAATGCTTCTTGCCGTTCGTCGCGGCCGTCGGAACGTCATGCGAAAGAACGGGCTCAACATTCGACACCAGTACGCCGTAAAAACGGCGGGCCAATATCAGCGCGGAGCGCGCCTTTAGGACACGATCCATCGCATGTTTGTCGTTATGCATTTGGTGACTCCGTATTAAATTGCCCCGTTGCAGCGGGGAATGTTGCAGTCCGCAACACTATGATGGGCCGCGCTTTCGGACGGCCCACTTAGTATCGCTCTCGTTCTTTGGTACTCTCCGAGGCAGTGGCTCGCGAGCACCAGAGTATCATCAGCCGAGGAATTTGGCCACCTCGGCCACGATCTCGTCAGCGCTTTTGGCGACTGTCTTGGCAGCTTCGTCATTCTTCCGCAGCTCCTTCGCATCTTCCACGCATAGCTCCTTAGCAATGCGGTTGGTGATAGCGGTGAGCTTCGGATCGTCAGTCAGATTGAAGGCAGGCAACAAGTCAGCCAAGTCGCGCACGTTGTTGACGAGCGAGTCGAGATAGAATTTGCGCTCGCCTTTCTGCTTGGTCTTGGCCGTTTGCTCGTTCAACTTCTTGGCCATGTGGCCGACCAGCTCGGTGATCTCAACGAATGTTTGTTTCATTGCATCGTCAAGCACCTTGCCGGAAGTCTCGCTCATCTCGCGTTTGATGTCCGCGAGCGTGTCGGGATCAAGATCGGTGCGGAAGTCCTCTGCGTCTGGCAATGGCAACACGTTCAATTCAAGCTTGAACTTGTTGCGGATGTCGTTCGCTGACGGATAGTCCGCTTCTTTGAACAAGCCGTTCAAAGATTTCTTCCGCTCTTCAACGAAGCTCGGATAGCCGGCGCAGAACGCATCAGCCGCAATCTGAAACTCACGCTTCAAGTTACGGAATGCGTCAGTGAACTTCGAGTAGAGCGCGTTTGGCAGAATGCGCGGACCCTCGTCCGCCCACGGCCGCGTCATGCTGTAGTGCAAGCTCCTGGCACTCGAAACCAGCTTGTTGACTTCGGCCAAGTGCTCGGCCTCGATCAAGAGCTTGTTGTATCGCCCGGCGTCCTTGGCCGCGTTGTGCGCGCGGTTAACTTCGTCGGTGACCTTGCGATCCAACTTTCGCGCCGTCCACTGCGAGATATTCACAGAGACAAGCACCGCCTTTCGAGAGAGCGGCGTTGCGATTTTGATTGGTTTATTCATTGTAGTGACTCCAGTGAGGGACGCCAATTTGCAAGAGGCGTAGCGTTCGAATGAACACTGTCGAAGGCAGCACGCGGCTGCCTTCTGCGCTGTTCACGGGTAGGCGTAGCGCTTTGGCTTGTATTTCATTTTGTAGTTGGGATCGTAGGACGACGAGAACGGCCGACCGACTGCGTTCAAGCGCGGGGCAACTTTCTTCGTCGCCTTCGGCTTGCTCACGCGGTAGCCATTCGCCTTTACAACGGCGATTGCTTCGTTGAGTGACATGGTGGTGACTCCTAAGAGTGCCCGCTTGCAAGGCAGGAGCGTTCGGATAAACACTGTCGAGGGCCGCAACGCGCGGCCCTCTGCAGTACTCACTGGACCGTTAAGTCCTGGTTGGCTACCGCCCACTTTCCATAGGCAGTGGTGTCCTTGAGGCTGGCATCGCGGCCAGTCGCATCAGTCACGACAAGCACTTCCGACTCCCGGTTGAGCCGTTTGGCATACCGGATGATATTCGGGAAATTCTTGCGCGTGGCGATGCGGCCGAGCCCGGTGCAGACCGCGTAACGGCAGCTCGGTTCGGTGGGAACCTTAGCGCCGTCTGGATCAGCGACGATATCGTCGAGCGAACCGAGTGACCGGTAAAGCTCGATAAAGCCGTCCAGCTCCGCCGCAACTGCGTCACCAACGTGAGCAGCAAACAAACGCAGCCGATGTTCTGTCGGCGCGTTGACATACTTTGCAGCTTTCGTCAGCGAGCGCGGTGTCGGGAACGCGTTCTCGTCGCCCTTCGGCATCATGTGCAGCAACTCGCGCCGCAGCCGAACGAAAGCGACAACCTCGGGCGCAACCTTGTTAGCGTTCGCCCACACGCACCATGCGTTTACATCAGGCATGATGAACAAGTGCGCGAACCGGTTTCGCATGTGCGTCGGCATACGCTGAGCGGCCGCCCGATCGGATACCCGGTTGCCGGCAGCGATGACGCGCCAGCCCGGAGGCAAGCGATAGTCGCCGATGACGCCGTAAAGTATCAAACCACCGAGAACGCCTTGCATCTGGGGAGACGCTTGGTTGATCTCGTCGCAGAACAAATAGCCGAATTCGCCATCACGTTCTGCCTGCGGAAGCTCGGCGGGCACCAACCACTTCGTTGTGCCCGTCGCCGGATCAGCGATTGGAATACCGCGCAAGTCGACAGTCTCACGCAACGCCGCGTGAAACTCGATTACCTTGCGCTGCTTCTTGGCGCCGAGTTGGTGCACGATGTCAGACTTGCCGATACCGGGCTTGCCCCACATCATGACCGGATCACCGGCATCAGTGAGGATTTCCAACATCACCGCCGCGTCAGCGATGGTGATTTCATGCTCTAGAATAAGAGACATTGAGTGACTCCGTTAGAGAGGGACACCGTTGCAAGCGGCGAGCATTCAGAGATGAACACTGCGGGACCGCGCTCGAAAGCGCGGCCCGACGGCATTCACTTCGTATAAGGGTTGGTGCGGATGTGATCGCCAGGATTGAACGGCGGACATGTACCCAGCGAGCACGGCCCGAACCGCTGTAGATATTGCTCGGTTTGAATTTGCCGAGTCAACGGATCGGGAGTGGAGCAGAGCGCAGAGCATACGAGCCCCACGCAAACGACTGTGCAGTACATGGCCCATTCACTTTCCGTTTCGAGCCACGACTTTCACTGTCGTAACTTCGGTGACGTTGGTGTGGGCGCGAATGAACTGCGCGGTAAGCTTCTCGCGTACCGCTTTCATGTCGAGCGTGCCACGCTCAGCGATGCTGACGGTGGCGCGGTAGAAGTCGCCCTCGTAAGCGCCCGCGCCGTTGTCGACGAGCACGCCCTTGAGCAACTTTTCTTCGGCTATCAACTCGGCCTTTTGCGCTAGAATGACGCCGAGCCGATCGATAGTCGTGGTGAGATTGGTAGTAGTCATGATGGGGACTCCGTTGGTTTGAGAAACGCCGTTGCAGCGACGTGCACTGAATTCCGAAACGGCGGAGCGAGCCGCCGCTTGGGAATGCACCGCCTTGCAAGCGGTGCAATTTCGTTATTGGAGTCGTGCGCAGATGTTTTTTGTCCCGAGGCACAAGCGCGTCAGCAGCACGCGATCAAATCAGGGCCAACTACAGCGGCCGCAAAGGGCACTCGCCGGCAACTTGATCGACTGATAGCCACCAGGGCGCGACGCGTCGCACCTCGGGTTATTCTGCGATACACGGCCCCTGGAAGTCTGCCGTCAGGCTGCGGGAGCATTTCGAAATAAGGCTGATCTGGCGATCGATGCCGACAGGGCCGCTCCCGGTCCTTTCCCGCCCGTCTCGGGGGCCATTTGCGGCCGCATGCGATGGGGCAGTCCAAGTAGTATAGGAAACTGCTTCCTAAATATCAAGCTTGAAAGCAATAATTGGCAACGAAAACACCAGCAATATCAACGCCATTTTAATTATTTTGGCAGGTTAACTCCGCTGCTTTGGCGAGCCCGTGGGGAGCCCGTGGGCGTCATTTTCGAGCCTGCTCGGGGCTGGACTAGCGGGGCGCCGCTGCGCCTCACCGGTGGCCTCCCCAGCCCCGCCAGAAGGCCGAATTCCCTACTCCTCCGCCGTATCCGGCAAAAATTGGCTAGTGATCTTCGGAGCTGCCCCCGGCCGGCCCGACTCATGACGTCCTCGGACTGCGCGCCCGAGCGGCGTCACCACGTAGCGCGCCGGCGAATGGCCTGTGCATTGCACGAGCCGATGCTGCATCAGCACCCGCAGCGTGCGCGCCTGAAACCTGCGCGGCCATGCCGCGAACCGGCCGCCGCTGTACTCCACCCACGCCAACACTTCACGCTGCGTGGGCGTCAACTTGATCCGCTTGCTGGCTGGTATCCGAAACAATTTGAGCTGCAATTCAGTCATGCTCATCGGCCGCCTCCTGCGCCGTCCGCCACTCGGCGAGTCGCCGCGCTGCATCACTATGCAACGCCATGACGCAATTCCAACAGACGCAGTCGGCTTCGTGTGGCATGTCCACAAGATTGAAGCTCTCGCGCATGATCAAAGGCAGCAACACGTTTGCAGCTTTCCAGATCGACGCCGCATCGGCACGTGGAAAGGACTTCCACAGCTCGTTGGTGAGCTTGATCCGAAATGCCTGCAGCTTGTCTGGCGTCACTTCTTTTTCTTTTTCTCTAAGGCCCTTGCAAGGGCTGTGGCTAAATCATTGAGCTTCAGATGCACACAGAGCATCTGATCCTTCATTTCAACCAGCGTCTTTTCGATCTGTTGCAAACTCTGGGCATCAGCCCGCAATGTGGCAATCAGCGTACCCAACTCTTCGGCTGTCATAAGCAACCTCTACACTTCACCAGTCAGTATCCGCGAGCCCGAGGATGGCGTACCCCATCGAGAGTCCCTTATAGGGCGCGATGGTGCCGACACTGCCAAGGCCGCGCAGCACATACGTCACCCGCTTGTTGATCTCGCGCCCGGTGTAGCGATCCCCATTCGGCTCCCACTCGCGCAACACCACATGATCACCAACTTGAAAGTCGCGATCATTTTTCCGAAGCTCGAATTGCTTCTGGCCCGACAACACAGGCTCAAAAAATTCGGGCCACGATTTCAATGTGTGGACAGTCATAGCAGCCGCTCGGATTCCGCCAGCTTTTCATAATCTTCGGCGATGGCCTCCATTATCGCAATCCTGCGCTTGGCCTCGCTTGGATCAATGCCGGTGCGCGCGTAAACCGTCCTGCGCATCTTCACCTCGCGCATGGCTTCGATGTATTTCTCCTCAGCGGTAAAGCTCATGCGTGCCCCGTCACATCGGGTTGGCCTTCGAAGCGCTTGAGCTGCTCCTTCAACATCACCACGATGTCCTTGCGATCAGCGTTGCTGATGTAGTTGGCGCGGCCGCCTTCGGTTACTTCGTTGAACGGAAACACCATCAGCACGAACCCCGTCTTGCGATCCTTGCCTTTCGCCCCTCCGTTGAACGTCTCGTCGATAACGCTCGCTATGGCTTTCATCTGTTTGATGTAGGCCGGCTCAATTGGTGCATCACCTAATCGCTCTGCCATCACTGTTCGTCCTGTGTCTTCGCGAGGATTTTGTAGCATTGCGGACAATAGGAATATGCGCCGATGCCGCCTCCCGCCATGCCGTAGGCCACCTCGGCAGGCACTTTGCAATCCGGGCACTCGTCGGGATGAACCTCGGGAAGTTCAGGATCTTGCTCTGAGAAGTCGAGATGAAATTCAGGTTCGTCACTCATTGCGTCTTCTCCCCGCAAGCCAAGGTAATGCTGCGCGGATCGTCACTCCGCCCAGCCGTGGTAATCACCGTCGTGAGACCGCAGATATTGCACTTGACCATATAAAATCCGATCCGCTTCGCCGGATAGGGCAACTCCGACTTGCACGCCTTCGTCGCGCCTTGGGATAGATCGATGTCAATGCCGAGAGGATAGGCCGGATTCGGCGCGCACTGCGGTTCGTGCTTGCGATCAATCCATTTGATGTCGAAGTCACCCATCATCAGCGCATCTCCTCCTTCACCGTCTTAAAGTCGCGCGCATCAGGCCACCTGTCCTCCTTTGCGGCCAACTCATCCGCCTTCCCAAAGCATTTCAGACACATCCACCATTCGTCATCAGTATGATTCCCATAGCTGCCAAGCGTCTCATAGAGCTTCCCACAGATGTCGCACGTGAGCTTCTTTTGGGACATCAGCGCATCTCCTCCCAGTCCTCGTCTTTCATCAAGGTGTCACGTGCCCGATCGATGATCGCCTGCTCACGCTCGCTCAACGCGCCGCTGTCGTGGCCGTTGCCATGGCCATTGCCGTTCGTCTTCCGTTGCGCCTTGCGTCGCGCGTAATTCTGTTTGCTCTTCCACTTCTCCGTCGAGTCAAAAATATAAGTCATCAACTCCGGACATGGCGAGGTGATCTTGTCCTCGTATTGCAACCGAGGAAACGTCACGCCGTAGATGTCCTTGAACTTCATGTTGGGCCACCATTGATTGTAGCCCTTCTTGCGCCCGTACCAGACGAGCTGCCCGAACACGTACTCCTTGCCCGGCAACTGCTTGCGCAACAGCGCCATGTCCTCACCCGGCTTGATCTCACGCAACGTGCCGCGCTCGACCGCAACCGCCTCGACATGCTGCTCGACCTTGTGCCCACAGTGCGGACAGACCGCAACGCGCGGCGGTTTCATCAGATGACACGCTGGGCATTCCTTCGGCAGTAGCACTGCCTGCACTGGCACCTTCGTCTTGCCGTCGTCGAGCGTCGGATGATAGCCGTATATCTCGTCAACGAATCCGAGCCGAGCCGTCGTCGTTGAGTGATCCAGGATCAGCAAGTCTTCCTTACCGCCCGCCGCACGCAGTCCGCGTCCCACGTTCTGCACAAAACGGATATCGCTCATAGTCGGCCGCGCATACACGATGCAGCTCACCTCAGGCCAATCAACACCGAGCCCGATCACATCAACATTACAAACCACCTGCACATCGCCAGCAAGCATCCGTCGTCGCACTTCGTTGCGCTCGCTCAGCGGTGTGTCGCAATCAAGATACGCCGCCCCTACAGTCGCCTCATTGAACTCCTTGGTGAGCTGATCAGCATGTGCGCGTGAGCAGCAGAAACACACTGTCGGCCGATCCTGCGCCAGCTCTAGCCATGTCTTGACGATGTTCGCCACCAGCTTCTTCGGCCGCATGATCTCGTCAAGATCGGCAGCCACGAAGTCAGTCACGCCCGTGGTGTCGATTGCCGATCGCACGCCAGTAAGATCGGGCATGTCAGGTGCGAACGTTCGGAACGACACCAACACCTTGGCGTCGATCAGCGCCTTGATGTTGTTGGCAGTGATCATCTGTTCGTAAAGCCTGCCCAGTCCTTTCGTCCACGGCGTCGCGGAGAAGCCAATGAACGGCACCTTCAGCCAGTCCGGGCTCAGCATCCACTCGGGAAATATCTTGAACCATCGATGCACTTCGTCCACCAACACCAGATCAGCGCTCGGCATCTTCCGTTCTTTCCAGCGGTGTTGCAGCGTCTGAATGGACGCCACCTGGACGGGCCTGCTCCAATCCGTCATCGGGTGTTGAGCTTGGATCACGCCAACATCCATGATGCCCTGCGCCGCTAGCGCAATCACCGTCTGATCGACCAGCGAGATCGCCGGCACCGTGATTAGCGTTTTCTTATCCTTCTCCCGCGCCCGGCTGACGATGTCGGCGAGGATCACCGTCTTGCCCATGCCCGTCGGGCCTGAAACCACGACTCGCCGCGTCTCCCGCATGGCACCGCGTAGGTTCTCGATCGCCTCAGTCTGATCGGTGCGGAGTGTCTTCATCAATCCATCCATTTCCTTTGAGAGAGTGTTCTCTAAGAGAGCTTTCTGCTCGGCTACGAATCCTTCTAGAGTCCTCCAACACCCGGATGAGGCTCAGCTACCATGAGCTGAGAAGTCATCCGGTGCTGGGGACGACTGTCCCGCCCTTACGGGCACCTATGACGGTCGTCACTCCGCCACGGTCCATGGCCACATGATTTTGCTATCGGCGCCCTGCGGCCAGCACTCCCTCCGAGAGGGCGCTCACACCCGGCTCCGCACCGCCTCACAGGGCAGTGGACCGAGGAGGCGGCAGTGGGCGTTCGAACACCAGACCACCGCCTCCCGGCCTCCTTCCCGGCGACTCTAGGGTCCAGGCGCCTCCGACCGTATTGCTCAGGGCTCATCGCCCATCTGTTGACCGGCCTCAGCATCCCTCAGATCGCCCTAGATGGTCCGGGCGCTGGCCGCCTCTCTACCGACGTGCGGCACGTTCGAGGCTCCAGCAAACGCAAAAAGGGCCACCAGCTTTCGCTAGCAGCCCGTTAATGTCGCAAATCAGACACAACACTTTGTGGACAGGGCATAACCCTGTGCACAAAATCTTGCGCGGAACCGAATCGCAATGTAGGTATTGTGCATCGGCACCTGCCTCACAGGTGTTCGAGGAGCGCAGCAACCCGCCTTAGAATAATAGGTTGCTCGCGTTAAAGGCCCGCCGGGGTTCGCCGCCCGAGCGGGCCTTCTCTTTGAAAACGATTCGGCCGTTAGAGTCGAGTCCGATTGCTTACGTTCTCCCCGCTATTCTCGGAGGACGCTCACGGGGCGTGGTACTCTCATCGTGGGTGGCTCACTCTCTTGCGTTGGTGCTCTCTACTGCGCAGGCTCGCTCAGCTTCTGTGGTGCTCTCAAACGGTATGGCTCGCTCCGGCGATCTGGTGCTCTCGCGCTGGTTGGCTCGCTCTTGTGGTTTGGTCCTCTCGATCGACGTGGCTCGCTCATGCGCAATGGTGCTCTCGCGGTCGATGGCTCGCGCGGTCAGCTTGGTACTCTCGATCGCGTTGGCTCGCTCGGCGGGTTTGGTACTGTCGTTCGGCGTGGCTCGCTCCGCCGATATGGTGCTCTCAGACTTCACGGCTCACTCAGCTTGCTTGGTACTCTCCGGCGGGAAGGCTCGCTCGTCTGATGTGGTGCAACTCCATCAGCATGGCTGAAACGCTCGGCCGACTTGGTGCTCCCTTGGCTACTGGCTCGCTCACTGCGCTTGGTGCTCTCATCATACGTGGCTAGCGCTCTGATCATATGGCACGCTCCCTGCCGATGGCTACGCTCGGCCCGCTTGGTACTCTCTCACACCCTGGCTCACTTATTCCTTTTGGTACTCTCTTCGTCATTGGTTCGCTCACGCTTTTTGGTACTCTCGCGTTTTCCGGCTCGCTCATGTTCAATGGTACTCACCCGGCCGAAGGCTCGCTCATATGATTTGGTGCACTCCTCTTACAAGGCTCGCTCATTTTTCGTGGTACTCACAATCGCCGTGGCTCGCTCGCGCGTAGTGGTGCTCTCTCTCGCCCTGGCTCGCTCTCCTTGCTTGGTGCTCTCCTGTGACTTGGCTCGCTCTGATCGTAGGGTACTCTCGTCTGGTAAGGCTCGCTCTTAAGCGATGGTGCTCTCTGTGGCTGTGGCTGCGCTCTGGCGTGATGGTGCTCTCGTCCTGCATGGCTCGCTCATCTTATTTGGTACTCTCGACGCGCATTGGCTCGCTTACTTCGTGTGGTGCTCTCTGCGGCGATGACTCGCTCCGTCGCCATGGTACTCTCGTTACCGCTGGCTCGCTCCTACGACATGGTACTCGCAAGTTCTGTGGCTCGCTCGCTTGGCATGGCGCTCTCATCAACGGTGGCTCGCTCTCTTCATATGGTGCTGTCGCTACCCATGGCTCGCACGGCTCGCTTGGTACTCTCTTGGGAAGTGGCTCGCTCAAATCGCATGATGCTGTCCTGTCTTGTGGCTACGCTCATTCACCATGGTGCTCTCATCGTCTTTGGCTCGCTCCTCCGACAGGGTACGCTCGTCGATCTTGGCTACGCTCTCCTATGTTGGTACGACTCTGCTCATTTGGCTACGCTCTGAGCAGATGGTGCTCTCTTGGGCTCTGGCTCGCTCGCTCATTTTGGTACTCTCAGTGAGCATGGCTCGCACGTCGAGGATGGTGCTCTCGCGCTTTATGGCTCGCTCCTCATATATGGTACTCTCAGCTCCCTCGGCTCGCTCGCTTTTTGTGGTGCTCTCTTACGGTTTGGCTCGCTCTCTAGCCTTGGTACTCTCGCGTTTTCTGGCTCGCTCGCACAATGTGGTGCACTCTTGCTCCTTGGCTTAACGCTCGGCTCGCTTGGTGCTCTCAAAGATCATGGCTTGCTTTGTCAACGTGGTGCTCTCATCTCCCATGGCTCGCTCTTCGGCTCTGATGCTGTCGTTCTACATGGCTGAAACGCTCGGCTCGCTTGGTACTCTCGTGTAGAATGGCTCGCTCGTTCCTATAGGTACAGTCAGCCGCAGTGGCTCGCTCATCGAGGATGATGCTCTCGTCTCGTCTGGCTCGCTCCTCACGCGTGATGCTCTCAAGTGTTCTGGCTCGCTCCGCCTATGTGGTGCTCTCTAGGTCCGTGGCTCGCTCCATGATCGTGGTGCTCTCTGTCCGTGTGGCTCGCTCGACTTCGATGGTGCTCTCAAACCCTATGGCTCAATCATGTGTCCATGTCCGAGCTGCGTAATCGCGTATGGCTTGGGGGGCTCCTTGCCCAATTCCAATCTAAACCACTGAGCATGCATGTGGGAGAGAAAAAGCTTCACCGCCCACCGACGTGCACGCCCATCGATCTGTGCCGGCGGCAGCTTCCCACCGAGCAGATGTTTGTATGCGTCGGTGCTCTTGTTGAACTTCGGCAACAGCGTCTTCGCCAGCTCAGCGTTCTCGCCTGAGTCGTTGCGCTCGACTTCAAACTTTTTCCGGGCAAGGTAGAACTTACCATAGCGGCATTCGTCGCGGCCTGAGAATTTCATGAAGCTCTGCCCGATGTGCCAGCACAGCGTCTTGAGCTGAGTATTCCACGGCCGCTTCTGGCCCTTCTCCCACTTCACCGTCGGATCAAGTCCGGCAAAGCGCCAGATGTGACCCACGGTTGGAGTGCTGTCGTCGATCTCAATATGCGCGAGCAGCCCGGCCGCGATCACCGGGCCGATTCCGTAAACTCCTTTCATCCAAAGGCCGATCTTGCTGGCGTCGGAATACGAATCGAGGGCGCGCTTGATTTGTCCTTCAAGCGTGACGTTCTGATCGAAGAACCACTGAAGGACGGCGTGTGGCTCCTCCTTCATAGAACGCACTTGGTTGGCCGATCGCTTCCGATCGTCTTGAATGATGTAATACGCATCAACGAGGAATCGCGCTTCGTCTCGCGTCATTGTCGCGGCGGCGTTTCGTAGATCACGCGTTAAGGCTTGGACTGCTGCAACGTCTGTCATTTTCGCTCTCCTGTTCTGGTACTCACTGTAGTTATGGCTCGCTCTTGACTATTGGTGCTCTCGGCTCGCTTGGCTCGCTCCTGATTTTTGGTACTCTCATGGGACATGGCTCGCTCAACTTGCATGGTGCTCTCTTCGCGCTTGGCTCGCTCACTCGTTTTGGTACTCTCGCTTCAAGTGGCTTAACGCTCGTCTTGTCTGGTACTCTCACAGGACATGGCTCGCTCGCTCAAAATGGTGCTCTCACTTTCTCTGGCTACGCTCTGCCACTTTGGTGCTCTCAACTTTCGTGGCTCGCTCGTCGGACGTGGTGCTCTCACTAATCTTGGCTCGCTCGTCTATTATGATGCTGTCCGTCTGCTAGGCTCGCTCGCCTTTTCGGGTACTCTCAGTTCTGGTGGCTCGCTCAACTTGGATGGTGTTCTCGTTTTTTTTTTTGGCTCGCTTTCCCTTACTGATTTTTTTACTCACACGCGCCTTAAATTCTGGATCGGCCCATTGCTTTTTGCTTCGCTCGCTCTGCTCACTGAGTGTCTTGGTGTTCTCGAGTCTCGCCTTACTAATCTTCTTTGCCACGCGCTTTTTGAACTTGGGATCAGCCCATCGTTTTCTATTCAGTTCACTTAGCGCGGCGCTCTTTTCTGGCGTCCATAGAGCTTTTTGCCGCGCACGATATTCCGGGTCCTCCCAACGTTTCTTATTGAGTTCGGACATCTGTGCGCGGCCTTCTGGCGACTGCACCCATTTTCGTAACGCCGCAAGTTTCTTTACTCGGTAAAATGGATTGCGATAATTCCTGATTGCTGCAGCTCGGCTGCTTTCGGTTACGAGGGCGCGGTACTCCGGATTCTGCCACAGCTCTTTCGATAGCTTACTTATCCGCGTTCGCTGCTCCGGTCTCATCATCTGTTTGCGTGAACTCTTTGAACGCTTTGCTTTTGACAACGGCTGAGCGAATGCGATACGGATCTTGAAGCCGACTCGCTTTTTGTATTCCGGATCGGCCCAGCGCTTCTTATTCGCCTCGGTCGTCAAGGCACTAATCTTCTCGCGAAACGCCGGATCATCCCATTGTTTCTTGGCCGTCTTGCGAGTGCGCTCACTGTGCTGCTGTCGAAATTCGGCGTACTCTGGAGCCGTCCACAGTTTCTTATTGTGCTCTATCATCCAGGCGTGATGCTCTTTGGTGTTGGCCTGCTGTCGTGATTTCTCCGACAGGTGAGCACGCATGGCAGGATCACGCCACATCTTGAGCGAGCGTTCGCGCATGACTTCCGGCGTCGCCAACTTTTTCATCAGTTTACTCTGACGCTTTTTCCACTTCGGCTGCGCGTTGCGATGTGTGGACGCGCAGCTATAAGTGCAGAACTTCCGCGTGAGGCGCTCGTACTTACCGAGCATGAACCATTCGCCGCACTGCCGACACTTCTTATGAGTAGGACGTTTTGCCATCTCACTTTCCTCGCACCTTCAGCCGCCAGCGATCGAGCGAGTAATCTTGCGACGAGTAATCTTGCGGCTGTTCTCTCGGCAAGCTGTCGATGTGCGTGCCATGTTGCCATTCGTGGCAATGCGGATCGCTGGCTCGGCCGAGAGATTCCAGCGAATTCTTGACGAGAGGCACGGGCAAGTTTTTTCGTATTGTCCGCATCACTTGCCTCGCACTTGCCCGCCCTGCACCTTGCCACGCGCACCGTACATCTCGATCTTCTCCAGCCCGCTCGGCGGACTCGACGACGGGCTGATAGTCTCACACGCGATCGACATCGGGATGTTGTGCCGCAGCTTAGTCTGCGCTCCGCGTGCTTGCAGCTCCTCGCCGATCTTGCGCAGGACCTGTTGCTCCGACTGGCCATGGGTGTTGGCGTCCACTGTGATGTGGAAGCGATGCGTCGGCGCCAGCGGTGCGTCACGCTGCGAGCGCACCGAGACTTTGGCCTGCGGATAATACTGGCTCGTCTCTGCTACAAAGCACGGCGGCTTGATCTTCGAACTCTCGCAGCGCGTCCGCGAGGGCGGCAGATTCAATTGCGTGGTGACGACATCATGCGCCTGCTCGTGACTCTCAGCCACGACGATAACCTTGCCAGTCTCCACCAAGCCGGAGACGTGATTGGTAATGTAGTCCACGCGAAACATGTGCGCCATTCAAACCCCCAATGACATCGCCTCAGCCAACGAAGCGAACCTGTGTGCCTTCAGGAATAAACTAATTTCCTCGCTCTCTCGCGCCCTGTCCTTGGTCTGTGCTGCCTTCTTATATTTGAGCTGGGCATTCGCCATCCACTGCTCCGGTGAGGCCATCAACGCGAACACCCACTGCGCGTCCGTGCCTTCACTAACCGCGATCCATCGCGGTGTCTTACCGAGGGCTGCAATGATCTCCATCGGCGTGCCTGCCGGCAGCCGGTGAAGATACTCATGCTCAGTCAGCATCTGCTTCAGTTGCCGCGCCACCTCGGTCTCAATGACGTGCAGAAGCGCCATGCGCAATGCGGCAGCGCCGATTCCGAACTTGGTCGGGCCGCCGGCCTTCTCGATCTTGCCATGTACCATCAAAGTCGCGTCATGCTTCGTTGTCTTACCTTCTCTTGCTTTGATGCTGAGCACGTGATGCACGGCGTCGATCAATAATTGGGGTGCTGTCATGAACGCGCGTCCCAGGCGCGGTCGAGATCAGTCAACCAACGCAACGCCTTCTTAATCACCGAGGCTTCGTCCTCGCTCCACAATTGATGGGGGAATGCGTAGTCGAGAAACTCCCGTCCGGTGAGGTGGATGTTGCCGAGATGGTTGAGCGCGTCGCGCACGCCGAACACCATGGCCCGACGCTCCTGCCCTTCCTTGGCTCTAGCTGGATCAGTGCCGAAATAGATGTTGCCATCGCTGGCAAAGACGGGACGGCCTTCTTCCTTCGCTAGCTGATTAGCTGCCTTCGGCGTCGGCAGCTTGTGCTTGGCAATGATCTTCTTGGCTTCCGGAGGAGCAATGTGCTCACCACGTTCGGCTCTACCGAACACTTCCTGTCGAGCCGATTCCGGCACCTCTTTGGCAATCAGCAGTCGCATAACCTGCTGGCTCATTTTGATGCGTCCATGACTGCGATGGGCAAGCTTCTTGTGCACTCGCAGTAGAGAAATGATCTGGCCGGTAGAGAGGCCAGTCTGCTGTCGCGCCCAGAAAGCGAAACCCGGCCGACTATCTGGCCGCTTGGGATTGGGCGGGAAAGTCTCCGCCGCCATGCTCAGCTCAGCCGCCAGCGCCAATGTGTTCTCCGTCCAGTCGTGCATCAGCTCCTTGATGCGCTTAGCGAAGACAGCACGCGACGGCATAATGTTGTGCCCCTTCTCGGCGATCTGTTGATGTAAACTCATGTCGTCCTCCCTAAACCGGAACCACTAAGCCAGCATCGATCGCGCGCCGACGGGCGCCACGATAAGTCCGCTTTCGCCGCACGCGCGGCCCCTGAGCCACAGGCACACGATCAGCCACACGTCCCGGACGTCGCTGACGCGGTGGTGTAAGCTTGATCTCCACACCATCGGCGCCGAACTGTTGCAGAAACTTGGCCTTCGAGAACGTGTCGAATGCACGTAGTCGCTTGGTGAAGTTGTGATGATAGCGCACGCACTGGTGCAGCTCGCGTGCCCGCCGTGACTTCGCCGTCATGATGTAGAGATCAGAACCCTCGGCGTAGCCGTACAGCACCGGATGCTGAAACAGATTCGGATCGCCCGCCGCCGCGAGCTGCGCTCCAACCACGAGCAGGCATTCCCATGGCCGGCCCTTCCTGCCGGTGCCCACGAAGTGATCGTCAAGCTTGAGCGTGAAGTCCACCGGCCAACGCGCGTCGGTGAACTCGACGTGAATGAAGTCACTGCCATCGTCGGCCGTGTACAGTTTCTTGGTCTTCTTCGGCATGGTTGCGTCCTCCTCTATTTAGTTGCGATCTTCAGCCTTCTCCGCGCCGCCTCACGTTTGCTCCGGCGCGCAAGCTCATTGTAGGTTTCGAGGATGATCTCGGCGGCCTTCTTGAGCCCCCGCAGGTGCTCGTCCTTGATCTCGCCGGCCAGCGTACCGCGCCGCAGCAAAGCGCAATCGCGGCCGCCCAGTCGACGCAGCTCCGAGAGCTGCCACTCCATGGCGCGGGCTCGTAGGAGATGCTCGGGCTCGCCATCGAATTCCGGGTCCAATTCCCAGTCGACGTCGCAGCCAGGGAGCCGTCCCGGTGCCTTTTCGGCTCTTGATTCTGCTGGGTTTTCTTTCAGTGGTTTAGCCCTCCTTACCCCCTGTTTTGGAGCTGTTTTCCGGCGAAGCATTTGATTTCTCTGCAAAAGTTTTTCTCGAAAACGCCATGATCTCGTAAGCACGGTTTTTGCCCAAGCCGCACTCGCATTTGACGATCTCTAGCCACGCCACCTTGTCGCGGCCTTCCCCGTCCCGCAGTCGCTGAAGATGAACCCCCACGTCCCGCAACGCAGCATTAAGAGTGCCCGGCCGCTTCGTCACCCGCGCCAGCCCCAGCATGGTGACGACGGCAACGACGTCCGCCTTGTCGCGCTCGCTCAGGTAATAGTCGGGCACAGGTTCGGGCGGCGGCGGCCCCGGCCATGCACGTCCCGGATTTCGGGGCTCGGCAGTGATGCCGTAGACGTCGCGCGCTCTCTGGACGATCGCCTCACCCTCGGCGAGCAACTTCCTCGCCGCAGCGATCAGCTCGCGCGCTAGATCGATGCTGGCTTTTGAGGGGAAGTCTGGTAAAGATTGCTTCGGCATTGCGACCGCCTCCAACGGTCACCTTTGCAAGTCCTGGCTCGTCCGTTAGCGCGGCGAGCCGGGGCGGCTGTCCCTCCATAGGCCATAATGGCCGCAAATGTAAAGAGGGCGCTGACGAGCCAAAGTCTCTGAGAGCACCAAGCCGGGAGAGCGAGCCATACGAGACGAGAGTACCACGCTTAGCGAGCGAGCCACGTGATCTGTGAGCACCAGAAATCCGGAGCGAGCCAACCAGCGCGAGAGCACCAGATCGCCGGAGCGAGCCACGCCCGTTGAGAGCGCCATAGGTCGAGAGCGAGCCGTGGAGTCTGAGAGCACCATATCGGCGGAGCGAGCCATATTGGTGGAGAGCACCAAGTCGGACGAGCGAGCCACATCAAGAGACAGCACCACGTTTTGAGAGCGAGCCAAAAGAAGTGACAGCACCACATTGCATGAGCGAGCCAGCGCTGTAGAGAGTACCAAGGCGCAGGAGCGAGCCCACAAAAAACCGCCGCCCCGTTAAGGGCGGCGGCTTCACTTTGAATTAGAGGCTGGGTGAGGCACTCTTCCGCTTGATCTTGCGGAAGCCGAGAGCCTCCATTCGCTTCTCGCGATCGGCCTCCGCCGTCCGAATGTCAGCGATGTGTGCATCCGGCGAAAGCGCCTCGTCGTAGTTGGCCTTCGGTTTGCGCTGCCGCTTCGGTTTGATCGCCACCATCGTGGCCGCCTCACCTTTGTGCCGTTCGAAGGCCGGGCTTGTCGGCTGCTCCTTCGGCTTCCTTGACTTCACCGACAATTCATTCCGGCGCGCCTGCCGCTCCAACTTCGGGAGCTGGGTCTCGGCGGCGACGATGGCTCTGATGCCCTCGTTGCGCGCCCGCGTCAGTCGAGCAATCTTGTTAAGGACGGCCTTGTGACGTCTTTCACGTGCTGTTAGCTTAAGCATCGCATTGGTTCTCCTCTAAGGCGCGTCAGCTCGCGGCTGGCGCGCCTTCCTCATTCGGGCTTCACCTATCAAACAGCCCGTCGCTCGGGCTCATTCCCGATCGACGCTTACATCCTAGCATATGGGGTCCGCGACTTTTGCGACTTGCGGCGAGTCGAATGCAAGAAGCCGTTGCGGCACAGTGCTTTCTCGCGGCAATTCGCTGACTTGACTCTAGGCGGGACCGGCACAAGTACGGCACCGATCCCGCCTTCCGATTCAATAAGTGCCCGTGTTGCTTGGGTTCGTCACGACGAAAATAAATTTCGCTCGTCGTTTATGGTACTGTCGGCCTCGATGGCTCGCTCTCCTGCTGTGGTGCTCTCGTTTTCGCTGGCTCGCACTTCATCGTACCAGTAGTTGGTTTTGGCTTCAGAATTTTTTTCGTCTTCTTCTTGTGGTTCGCAGCCACAGCGCCCAAACTGCGGTGCGATTTCCACCACTCCTCAACGTCTTCCGGCGTGTTGTTATACGGGGGCTTGGTGTACTTGGCGATCAATGGGGCCAGGCTCTGCATATTCATCCTCCACGGTTGCAGCACCGCACCATCCGCCCTTGAGGGCCATCCCGTCAACGGCCATTTTGGCCGACGGCCAAACTTGCCACTTTATCAAGATGTGAAATCCAAAAAAGACTTGTAGCCGGCACCTTAATTTTCGGTAAGGTGATATGGGTGGATTCCCCCACATCCAGAGGAGCACGTATGAAGAAGTTCTTACTTGCCGCGAGCATGCTGACGGCGCTCGCACTTCCAGCCAAGGCCGATGCGGTCAACAACTTGACGTTTGGCGCATTGCCAAACCCGGTGCCGCAATCGGCCAGCGACCCCTGCGTGATCTGCGCCACTACGCAGGCTCACAATCCCACCATCGCCGGCGTGCTGTTCGGCTACAACAACTTCAACAGCCAAGGCAACGACGACTCATTCAACTTGTTCTCAAGTCAGATCACCGGCGCGTTTGCGAACAACGATAATACGACCGTCACGCCCTATACGAGAGGGTTCTTGCGATCGTTCTTGGAGCTTCCGACCATTAACGACTTCAACCTCACGTTCGGTATCGCGGTGGACATCAACACCGCGCACAACAACGAGCACCTGAACTTCTTCCAGTTGATCGATCTGGATGCGGCTGCGGGCTCGCGGATCGTCTTCGATCTCCGTAACAGGGACATGCCGGTCATTGATAACGGGAATGGAAAGGCCGACTATCTGATCAGCGGCTTTGATTTGTCAGGCATCCCTGACGGTCATCGCTTATTGTTTCGGGCGGATTGGTCCGGCGCATCCGACGGTGGCGAGTCTTTCTACATCGTGCCCCAAGTGTCGGCAGTTCCCAGCCCGATCGTCGGTGCCGGCATTCCCGGATTGGTCGCCGCTTGTGGCGGCATGTTCGGGCTCAACTTCTGGCGTCGTCGTCGCAATGGCGGCGCTCTGCCTGCGTAACTCGTAAGGCCCTATAAAAGTTACCCCACGGCGCACGCGCCGTGGGAGCCACATGGGGTGAGAGTACCATCGAAAGTTGAGCGTTCCTCTTCATAGGAAAGGACTAAAACACACATGCGAAAAGCACTTCTTGCTACCGCCGCGCTGTTGGCCACCACGGCCATCGCCTCGGCGGCAACCATCTCGTTCACCGCGAGCGAAGATGGCGGCGGCTCGACCACGATCAACACCGGCCAAAGCTCGGCTAGTGTTGGTCCCATCAACCCGGCGTTGACCCCGGACTTCTCGTTCCTGGTATCGGGATCGACGCAGGGGTTTCTGCCTCCCCCCGACTTGTTGAACGCACAGAACGTCACTGTGTCGTCGACGGTGGGCACCAGCCATACCCTGCATCTTGAGGTGGATGCTACGGGTATCGTCGGCATCACGGGACTACAAGACTTCCTGTCACACTTCGACGTGACCGGGCAGACTCCGCAATGGTCGACGTCAGGGTTCACCGACATCAACGGTGTGACACTGCACGCTGCCGGGCCATTCACCGGCGGCACCTCCATCGGTGCTGACTTCTTTGACGTGCGGAACGTCTCGTCGCCGTTCAACCTGTCGGCGCATTGGGACATCACGACCAACGGCGTTGCCGGTAACACCAATCTCGGTATCGTCGTCTCGGCAACGCCAGTAGCGGTACCGGGTCCTGTCGTCGGCGCTGGTCTTCCGGGCTTGCTCGGAATGCTCGGCCTCGGCGGCTTTAAGTTCTGGCGGCGGCGTAAGCAGCTCGCTTCCTAACCACTTGCGGAACCTGCCCACGTCAGCCCCGGATGGAGCGACAGTGGGAGCGATCAGGGAAAGCAAGGGGGCACGGCCTGTGACCGTTATTCGCGCGGTAGGCACGGCCCCCACCTAACAACGGTCGCGGCTGACTGCCGCGACCATCTTGTGGGGGGACATGACTACTGACAATTGGAAGCCGAGCGAACGCACGCGCCATCAACCGCGCAGGCGGCCCAAGGCCGTGGTTGAAGCAACATCAGAGCAGATCGTGACGTTCCTGACGGGAGGGCAAGCTGTGACCGAGATCTCTGACTCCGAGTATGTGAGGCGCTTGGAAAACGATGTCATGCGCTTAGAGGCAGCCAACAAGCAAATGATCATCAATCATGATGTGATGCTCGCTGCCGGCCGCGAGATCGAGCGACTGCAACGGCGAATTGACACGCTGGAGGGATTGCTTGGTGAAGCAAATATAGCAGTACCGGAGCCCGGGTCGTGAAGGATTGGCCCCGTTACGCCCGCGCACTCGACATGCGGCTCAGCGGCGCGCTGCTCTCGGACATCGCGCAAGAGTTCGGAGTCACCAATCAACGCGCTCAGCAGATGGTTCGGGACGCACGCAAGCAGCTCGCCTACCGCATCTTCAAAGGTGTAGCGCGGCCACTTCCACCGCGTCCATGGTGATGGACACCGTGGCTGAGTTCGCGATCGGCGTGGTACTGTTCACGCTGGCGTACCGAGGCTTCACCGGCAGATGGCCGTGGCAGAGGGCAACATGATAATCCGCATTCCGCGAGTAGTGACAACCGCGTGGGACGGCTTCGGCGAATGGGCCAACGTGCCGATCTACAAGCTCGGACGCTTCGAAGTCCGCCGCCTCGACGTGCTGCTCTTGCTCGCTGGTGTCTTTTGCGTCGGTTATTATTGGTGGACAACAGACTGGCACGGCGCCCTGCTTGGCGGCGCCATGTACGTGCTCATGCTTATGATGGCACTATGGTTGTTATAAATTCGACGGGCGTAATCTTGCAGAACAAGTCGGCATAGCGCTTCGCATTGTCAGCGCACTTGGCAGCGACCGCGCGTGCCGCTTCCGGATCAGTATCTGGATTGGCAATGTAGGATAGCGCCTCGACGAATGTGTCCATCATAGTGAGCACGTTGCTCTGCGCTTCGAGCGCGCTCACTGCGAGATCGCGATCCTCCGGGTGCAAGAAGAATCCAATCACCTTGCCGCTGGCGTCAGTGAGCGAGCGTTTACTCCAGTCATCTTCTTCGATTGACAGAAGCAACGCTCGCTCAATTTCTCGGGTGCTCTCTGAAGTCATGGTTCGCTCAACGTGTCTGGTGCTCTCCGTAGAAGTGGCTCGCTCAGTTTCGGTGGTGCTCTCCCAGCCCGTGGCTCGCTCGCGCGACTTGGTGCTCACCCGTTCACTGGCTTAACGCTCAGCTTATTTGGTGCTCTCTGCTTTTTGGCTCGCTCCTCTCGCGTGGTGCTCTAGCCGCTCTTGGCTCGCTCCTCGGAAATGGTGCTCTCCTCTACTTTGGCTCGCTCCGGTGTATGGGCACACTCAGCGCTCGTGGCTCGCTCGGCTTGTTTGGTGCTCTCGGAGGGAATGACTCGCTCAACTCTTATGGTGCTCTCGATCTTCCTGGCTTGCGTCTATCGTAGCATGAAAGGCACGGTTTGCTTCAAGTACCTGCTCGCCTAACGCTGCGATCCGATTCGTCATGTCGACTATCTCACGATCCTTGCTCTTGACCGCTGCCAGAAGCTCCTCGGCATCCTTACGGGTCCGCTCCAATGTAGTTTGCGCCTTAGCAACCTGCTCCTCGCAGGATTGGATCATCGCTTGTGCAACTTGCTCAGCTAGATGCACGAAGTCAGTGCGCCCGTTGCTTCGTTGTTCAGGTGCACGATATGTTGGCACTATCTTTTCGAATTCTTCTTCCATGCTCATGTGAGTCTCCTTTTCGCGAACAACACCGACACCGCGATCACGATGACGGGCAGGAATATAAGAGGCCAGATTGTCTGACTCGGCGGCGTCGCTCGCGGCAGCTCCGGGACGCCGAGACGGTCCTGACTCTTCATTAACGGCGTCGGTGACGGCGTTGAAAGCGCCGATGGCGTCGTTAGCTCGGGCCAGCAACACGTGAAGGCTAGGAACTGATCCTCGGGTGTCGCTTGCCATGGGACAGCCTCCGCTGTATTCGATTCCGATTCGATAGTGGGTTCGGCCACGAAGTCGGGAGTACTCCTACGCGGGGTGTCTTTCTCCGCGACCTCGGGCCGTCCCACCGCTGTGTTGGACGACGGGGATACGACATCGATCCAACGCAGCAATTCCTTTGCCCGCCCTGTCTCGCCTATGTACCAACACTTGCGGCCAGCAACTTCACGCCATGCCCAATGCCCGCGATCAGATCCTCGCGTTGCACTGCACCGGGTGACAACATCGGCGCCGATAACTGGCCGCACCAACACAAAGAGAATGAAAAGAATGGCTGCGAGCAACGCCAGGCAAACCAGCGCGCGTACTACGATCGTGGTGCGGCTGCTGTACACGATGGCAGACTAGGCCATATTGTCCGGGTGTCGTCAAGCCTGAAGCGCGCTCGCCTGCATCACTTGGCGCTTGGTCAGATCGCCGCTCGCCATCAGTCGCATCAAGATCAATGCCGTCATCGGCACCTTGCCATCGCCGCGCTTATAGCGACGCGAGGCGCGACCGGAATATTCGAACATCCGGCCGGTTTCCAACTGATTGAGCCCAAGCTGCTCCATCAGCTTTTGGTATTCACGCGCTCGCTTGACATACGGCGGCTTCGCGACACGCTTGCGTTTTGAAACGGGCCGCTTCTTCCTCACCACCATTGTTAGTCCTCCATTCGTCGACGTCGCTCACGACCAAGCCGAACGGCAGTTTCCACAATGGATTCCGGTTGGAACAAGGTCGTCGCGATGTCCTTGGTATCGCATCCTTGATCCCATAGCCGCAGACATTCTGCAATGAACTCACTGTTATCGTCGATCTCATGTTGCTGCATGCGCCAACCACGCACCGGAGGTGGGATGCCGGGCGCCCTCAACGTGGCCTCCATTGCAGCGGGCGCGAGCCGCGCGGTGGCCAGCGAGATGGACGCGGTATCTCCCTCCGCTTGCGCCTGATCTCCTTGCGCCGCTTGCCCGCATCGCTGAGCTGCGCACCATCACCGCGCACGAAGGTCTTTAGCCGGTGCTCTTCCTCGGTGCGATACGCCAGATAGCGCGCATCATTGGCATCGGGACGGTAGAGACCGCACTCGGCGTCGATGATTTCTCGCAGGCACAATGGCGGATCGTGATCGAGATGCACCTTCTCGTCGCCAAACAGCCGCTTGAGCATGAAGGTGAGCCGATCTTTATCCTGCGGGAGAGAGATCGCTGCCAACACGTCGATGAGTTGGCCGTGCTCATGCAATTGCTGCGCGATCACATGAAGCCGCACCCGGAGCGGAATGTGAGGTCTGACGAGCTTCATGCTCGTGGGCTTCCATCAGAATTCCTGGTTATGCTTACGTTGACCCACATGGCGACGGTGCGGAGCTGCCGGATGATGAAAGTCTTGTCCGGCCCCTCTGGGATCACCTTGTCGAGCACGTCGGCATACTGCAATGCGGCCCGCCGCGCTTCTGCCATCTGTTCTTTCTGTTCGTCGTTCGGCATGAGATATTGGAAAGTGGACTGGTGCATCATTCATTCTCCGCCTTTCGGCTCCTCTGGGTCCATTGGCTCGAATCCCTCCGGGGAATTAGCTGGGTTCCAGACGATGACCATCTCGCTGGTATCAATCACCACGCCCACAACATCGCCAGCTTTGAACAAGCCGTGGCCGTCGGGCATGTAGAGCGTCTTGTTCCTCCACTTGTGCAGCGACGTCTCCCCATGAGTGAATTCCCAATACCGCTTGCCGATGCTCATGCCTCGTCCTCCGTCTTCGGCTTCGGACGGAGCTGCGCTATCTTACGATCGAGCATGGCTCTCAATCTGGAACGCTCCCCGATTGGCACCTGCAGTTTATCGCGGGCCTCACGCTCGGCATCCCACTTCAGCTCCGCCTTCTCCTCATTGGTGACGGTCGCAATCCAGGCGTCAGCCTCACTGATGTAGTCCAGCCACTTGGGAGGCATGGCCGTCACCCGGCGCGGCGGCAGCTCGGCCCGCTTGACGACTTCCTTGATCACCGCGCGAGATGGTGGCCGCCCCCGGCGGGGCTTTGCGGGCCTCCCTGGACTGGCTTTCGGAGCTGGGGTGGCCTTCGCCTTCGCCACCGGTTTGCGCCCACCAGTGGTCTTCCTGGCTGGCCGGCGTGGGGGTTTTCGCGGCGGCGAAGGCGGCTCGGGCTCGGGCTCGGGCTGAGACTCCGGCTGCTCCGGGGCAATGGCGGCCAAGTCCATGTCGACATGAGCGCCCTCACGCCAGCCCTCATCGGTATCCAACTGCCCGAGCCGATCGGCCGTCAGCGGAATCGCCCCCTTCTGGCCGGCGCGGAATTCGTCGATCTCGTCAATCTCTTCCCGCGTGTACATGCCCATGCAGGCATCCGGAGCATAGCGCCTGATCCAACGCCGCTCAGCGAAATAGGAAAGCTGTTGCTCCGGATCGCGATCCCAAAGTGGCGAGCCCTTAACAAAGGTTTTGCCCTCCTTCTGGGTGTGGCCGGGATGGATCAACTTCACTGGCGGTGTCGTCGCGCTATAGATTGCGTCCGGATCATCCTTGAACCGCCCGCTGACGCTGCAAGTCATATCCTCGCCTTCGCCGTAGAATTCGAACTTCAGCCGCCCCCGCAATAGCCCGGACGCGTAAAGGATTGCGCCAAATGCCTGGGCCTGAAAACAGAGTCGGTTATTCTGCACGTAGGTCTGCGAGGCCAGCATATAGGCTGAGAGCTGAAACCGTGCAGCGATCTCCAACAATCCCGCCATCACCGGCGGGTTGTTGTGCAGGTGCTGCGGCAGCATCAGGTACGCTTTGCAAACGTCCTTGGCGATATCGATCCACTGGGCATAAGTCTGTGGAGTGACGCCGCGATCCCCAACCGGGATAACGTCCCGCGCCCTGCGCACACTGTCGGAGATGGTTTCGCTCTTGCCGTTGCCTTCCATCGACGGCGGCGGCTTCGGTGCGGGCTCCGGCTCCGGCTGCACTGGCTCGGTGACGTCCTCAGGAATATCGCTCGGCTCGTCAGCCATGACGTCACCCCGCTGCTTATTTCTTTTGCGCCTTCAAGAACGCGATGGTTGCCTCGATCTCGTCCCGCCACGATTCCAGCTCCGAGATCGTCCGCACAGCATCAACACGCGCGCGCAAACTGTCCGAGCGGATATGCTCAAGCGACAACGGTGCACGCGCTTCGGTAGTCACCACGTCGTTATCCTTCTTGCTCAGAGCCATCGTGGGAGACGGCTTTGCTGGCTTCTTCATATGTTCTCCGTTTGGTTAAAGCGAGCCCGGCATTTCACCGGGCTCGCCTGTAGTCGCTCCCAAATTTTGGTGCACTCATGCCAGATGGCTGTCCGCAAACATATTATGCGGCTTGTTCATCCTCTTGCATAGAGGCCAATCTGGCCTCGACGCTTTCACGAGCCCAATCCGGCAGCCAAATTTCTTCGGCGTCCCGGCGCGTCCCGCCCGGCCCCGGCCACTTCTTCGACTTGTAGCAGCGCACAAACGTCCGCAGCGCATACCGATTCATCTGCTGGCCACGATCTAGATCGGTAGAGCGCAGCGAGACAACACGCACGCAATGCGGCGGCTTGCGCTCCACAAAGATCAACGTGGCACTGGCAAACGGAAATCCGAGATTTCGGAGCACCTCTCGCATCAGTGCAAATTGTTGAACGTATCCCAGCTCGGCAACGGTGCGCTGCAAATCTTTCCATTGCACACTCGCTGTGGTCTTGAGATCGCAGACGTCACCGCTATCGGACGGGATCACGTCGGGCCTGATCTTGAGCCATATCCCAGTCTCCTTGTCGCGCCAAAATCCGGAGCGCTCGACATAGCCGTCGAAAGCGCCCGCCTGCACCATCTCGTGTGCACCGAGCGCCCGCGCCATGCCCTCGATCAGCTCAACCTCTTTCGGAAAGATAATCTCTTTGCCCTCCCGCTTGCGCGCGTCTCGCCACTCCTTGGCGTAGTTGAGCTGCAGGCTCCACGGCTTGAGAACGCCCTTGGCATCTGGCACCTCGGTGGGCGCGCGCCGGAAAATTTCAGCGAAATACGGCTCACCTAACATCAGATGGTGCATGGCCCGCCCAATCACCATTTCTCGGCTCGGCTCTTCCTCGATACGCTCCTTGTTGTACACGCTGCCGCACCAATAATGCGCCGGGCTTTCATTAAAGATCGTGCGAAGTCCGCTAGAGCTGATCGAGACGCCGTCGCACACATCGCGGCCATGGTAGTGATCAAGTCTCATGTCTTCGTATAGGCCGGGGCGGCCCACCGAGCCGCCCGACCACTTGGTGAATTTGAGCTGCGCCGTCATCACACACCTCTCAGCTCCCCGTGGAATAAGCGGCGACGCTGTCTTCGTCCGACATGATGGGATCAGGCATCTCGGTTTCGTCGTCGAAGAGTCCGTGATGAAAGCGCGTGCCCAGCAAGCGATAGCGCTTGAAAGCGTTGAGTTTGATGAATTCAAGTTCTTCGTTTCGAAACTTGGCATTCCAGCACAATGTCGCAGCCTTCACGCGCATCTGTCGCTGTAGCCAACCGCCCGCTTGCTGGTACTTCTTTCGATCCGCATCCCGCAGGTATGTGAGCAAAGTCTTCTCAGGTGACCTTCGCTCCAGCCCCTCATCATCGGCAACACCCGACCAAAACTCTGCCGCAAGCGACGGTTGATACTGAAATGTCACCAACGCAACGGCCATAATGGCTGCACGCAGAATACGGCTTTTCGGTTCATGCCCGCCGCTCTCAATCGTGCCGGCGAACATTCGTGCCGCCACCTCGTATTCTTTCATCAGCGCGATGCGGCCAGCGCGCGAGGCTGGCCCCTTGATACTTACCTTCTGCTCCATGTTGTTCTCGATGATGCCCACAGCAGAAGCGAGCTGCCGGAAATATGGAATTGAGGTGATCTCCTCTCCATGCGCGCGACAAGCATCGCCTACGGTGCGAACCGCTTGCGTATCGAGGACGCTGTAGATTTGTGCCACATCCTCGATATTGTCGGCCCGCATGTAGGTGATCGTGAGCCATTGCGGCCGATCGGATTCGATAATGCACGTCAGCGTATGCTGCCCGTTGACCAGTCTTTCCTTGTTATCCGGCGTGACGCAGAACACGATCTGCGTTCCCGGCAAGAAGCGGTCCTCCCTCATCTCGTTAGTCAATCTGAGAATGTTGCTTTTACGCAGCGGTCGCTGTCGTTCGAACAGCGCGCCGGGAATCTTGGCGTTGGCCATCTCCGGCGTTACCTGTTCGACAATTGAGTGGACCCGCTCTAGATCGCCGTATCGTAGGGTTGGCCATACTGCTGAACGCGGCATAGGCGTTTTCTCCTTTCTAATCATCTCAGTGAAAAAGGTGCGGCGGTTGACGACCTTGAGCGCGCCCGACCATTTTGTAAACTTGAGCTGTGCGCTCATTCTTCGTCGTGGTGCTCTCTTCAGTTATGGCTCGCTCGAATGATCTGGTGCTCTCTAGTGTCGTGGCTCACTCGGATGATCTGGTACTCTCAACTGTCGTGGTTCGCTCTCGCCTTTTGGTGCACTCCCTGCGGGTGGCTCGAAAAGAGCGGCGGTCAATGGCCTTGAACGGAGAAAATAACGCACCGGAACGCAGGACCCGCAGGCCATTTTTCGATAAGTCGAGCCCGCCGCTGCCCGACTGAAGAATGCCCCGCGTCCGGTAACTCAACGGATCATTGTGGTATCACCCTTGCTGACGATCGCGCCGGCCATCTGATCGTTATAGTCCGTCGCAGTCGCCCATGCACGCAGTGCTTGCTCAAGATGCTCGGGCTTGAAGTAGAAGCGCAGTTTCTCAAGATCGAGTTCGGCAATGTCAGTCACCATAGCCGTTTTCTTCTTGCGCATCGTGGCCATGCCAGAGCGATCGTCGCCCTGAAAACGTTCGCGCACCAGCGAGCCGCCTGTTGCCAAGGTGGCCAACTTGGTTTCGTCCGCCTTGGCTGTGGCCATCTCCTCCTCGACCTTGGCACGTGCCGCCTCAGCCCTTCGAATCTCCGCAGTCTCTGCCGAGCGCGCCCGCCGTGCCGCCGCTTCTGCCGCCTGACTGGCACGCTCCGCTTCGAGCTGTCGCTGTCGAGCTGCCGCCGCCTCCGCCGCACGTTTAGCGCGTTCCTCCGCCAGCTTGCGCTGCTGGAAAACATCGACGCGAGATTCCAGCTCTTTGCGCTTGCCGTTGAGCTTCTCCTTCGGCTTCAGAAAGAAATTGTCGACGGCAGTGCCGCCACGTAAAAACGGCTCCTTTTCCGCCTTGTGATGTGAGGCAATGCGGCCAGCAAGATCGCGCAGCTTGATGACCATGCTGGAAAGTGTAGCTACGTCGATGGTGCTCTCGACGATCAGCGGCAGGTCTTCAGCATCTCGGATCGCTTCGGCGCTATTGGTAATGAGTTCGGCGTAGTCCTGCGCAAGTCGATCAACAATGCCTTCGGCGTAGGGCGCGTCGACGTTGTCGCCCATTCGTGGGTCTGTCATTTTTCTACCTCTTCAGTCTATTGGGGTTAATGGCGCTATCGGATCGTGGTGCTCTCAGGTCTCCTGGCTCGCTCTCGGCATATGGTGCTCTCGCTGATCTAGGCTCGCCATCTGTATGTAGGCCAGATTGTCCGAGTGCACAAGGCGCATTTTATTCTTGCCGAAATCTGCGAATCACGCTTAACGTCCCGACGGGGTGCGTGAGGTCGAGGGAATGTTAGCGCGTCTCAGTGATCAGATCGTCGCCTGCCATGAGGAGGCGTCGCTCGCACGGCTCCGCGCCGTGTCCGCCCCCACTCCACAAATGCAGCGCGAGTATCGGCGCCTGGAGCGCCACTGGTTGCGCTTGGCAGCGTCCTTGGATTTCGCCGCCCACATCTCAGGCTTCTTGCAATGGACGTCCCGACGCCTTGAACCGCCACCGCCATAGGCGCCTACTCGCTGCGGCCGATTCGGCCAAGCAAAGGAGGCCCCTATGGCGAAGAAGGCAATCAAGCGAGCACCGGCACCAAAGGCAAGCAAGGGCGGCAAGAGCGGCAAGGCGGTTAAAAAAGCCTTCCCCTTGATCGCCCGTAACGATCTCAACCGACTGCTCGAACAGTGTTTGATCTATCAAAACAAAGTCTCGACCGCGAGCGGCTCCATGGGCGAACTGATCCGGGATTACGCCGATAAAAAGCATCTCCACACCGGTGCCTTTGGCCTGATCAAACGGCTCCATCGGCTCGGCAATAAGGACCGGGGCAAGCTCTGGATATTGCTTGCACACTTTGACGACATGCGGGCGAAATCCGGACTCGATCGGCTGGCACAGGAACAGGGACAGCTCCTGCCGGCGATCAGCGAGGAGGACGACGGGCCGATCGGAGAATCATCGGAGAACGTGGTGAGCTATCCGCGTGAAGTCGAGGAGCAGGCCGGGGCCGCCTGATGCACGACATCGTCAAGAGACGGCCGCTTGCCAAGTTGCCGATCAATATCAGCAAGGCGGAGACGGCGATTTTCTCTGCCAAGCGGCCTGAAGCACTCAGGCCGCTTGAGGCAAAACTGGAACAGGCCGAGAATCTAATGCGGGAATCCGGCCTCTATACCAATGATCAGCTCAGGAAGATCAATGAAGTTCGCATGTGGGCCTTCTGGAAGCTCGGTAAGTTGTTGAAAGTCATCGAGCGAGCACAAGGATTAAAGGGGATAAAGAAGACCGATCTAACGTCGGGCGGAGCCCGCCCGACGTTCAGCGCCTTCCTCACCGCTCTCAATCCGCCGCTTGCCGCGACCAGCGCCAAGGAACGTCAACGTGTTGGTGCAATGCCAGATGCAGCAATGCAGAAGGCCGTAACAGCAGCGCACAAGGCCGATGAACCACTGACCATCTCCGGGTTGCTGAGGCACGCTCGACCATGGTGGCAACTAGATAATCGAGAACGCAAGCATTTGGACATTGCCGCCAAAGCAGGACAGCAACAGCCACCCGGTAAGATCGGACCATTCCCATTGATTTATGCCGATCCTCCGTGGCCGTTCGACACCTACAACTGGACCGGCAAAGGCAGTGCTCCCGACATGCACTATCCGACGCTCGATCTGGGCAAGATCAAATCGTTCAAGGTAGGCAAGCAATCCGTCCTAGAGCTTGCAGCGAAGGATGCGGCGCTCCTGCTCTGGTGCACATCGTCGAATATCGAGCAGGCATTGCAGGTGATGGAAGCGTGGGGCTTCACATTCAGAGCAAGTGCGGCGTGGGACAAGATGAAGTCGGGGCTTGGCTTGGTGTTCATCAACTGGCACGAAATTCTTCTCTACGGAACGCGCGGCAAGATGCCTGGGCCGCTCTATAAGCCGCCATCGCTGTTTCACATTCCACGTACCGAACACAGCGTGAAGCCGCCAGAGATACGCGCTGAGATCGAGAAGATGTATCCGCACTTCAAGAATGAAAAGACACGTCTTGAATTGTTCGCTCGTGGAACGACCGAAGGATGGACCTGTCGTGGTTACGAAGCTGATAGCGCTCAATGATGCGCTGAAAGAACGTTGCCGTAATTACGCTCAACAAGTGATCGACGGCTACGCAAAAGGCGATTGGCCGGAATCGCGATTCTACTCGACGCACAACTTCGAGAAAAATTTTGAGGGCTGGTTCTACAGTAAGATGGCGGAATGCGCCTTCGCTGTCTGGTGCGGTTACAGCAACCCAGAAGATCATGTGCAGTGGCTTGCCGGTCCAGATAACGGAGGCGATGTGCCTTGGCGCGGTTGGGTGCTCGATGTAAAATCCACGAAGTTCACTTCACGACATTTGCTCTGGCCGGCCAACAAAGTGCGAACCTACGACAAGAAGATTTTTGACGCGCTCGTATTGATGAAGCACACACATGACGATCAATGGTTTCCTGCCGGCTGGGCGACGAAGCGCCAGTTCAAGGAGCAGCACCGCGTCGTAAGTTCAGACGAGAACATGACAGAAGGCAATTGGGTCATGCACGAAGACAAGTTGCGACCAATGTCCGAGCTGATTGATTTGAGATATCGCGCTGGCTTCGTCGGCTATGACAAGGATGGCCACTTCGTCCATTACTGCCACTGCGGCGAATGGGGCGCGTTTGGATTCGGCGTCAGCCAATTGAGGGGCAAGCTCGGTACTTGGTACTGTGCCGCCCACAAGCCGCAGCCCGAGCCGCCGAAGCCGGAGCCCGAGCGGCAGGAACCGGCACCACTGGAGCCAACGCAAGGATCGTTATTCTGACCGAGCCCGACGTCCAGCTCGCGCTGATTGCCGAGGCCGCACCGCTGGTGGTGGCCACCAATCCATTCGTTGTGTTCGAGCTGCTCGGCGAGCCACGGGCGTGGGAGCGCGCAGGTGCGACGATCCGAAAAGGCAAGCACGGGCCTTACATTCATTGGTACGTCAGATCGGAAGAGGCGCAATATCGCGAAGCAATCGCCTGGACAGCAAAAGCCGCCATGCTCAGTTATCGACGCAAGCCTACCGATCAGCCTGTAGCATTGCTCGTGCACGCCTTCCTGCCGATCCCTCCGAGCTGGCATTGGAAGAGCAAGCAAGCCGCACGTGCTGGCGTGATCCTTCCCATCGGAGTACCGGATTGCGACAACCTCCTCAAACTCGCGGCGGATTCCGTGAAGGGAATTGTCTGGGGCGACGACGCCCGCGTAATAGATGCACGCTGCATCAAGCGCTATTCCGATAAGCCGGCGCTGCGCGTCGAAGTGCGTGAGATGGTGCCGCCAAAATAGAAAAGGCCCGCAGCTAGCCGTAAGGGCCTTAGCTAACTGCGAGCCTTCGTGTTCAGCGCAATGCCGGGACCGGATGGCGCTGAGGCACCTCGGAAATATCAGGAATTCAACAACTCGTTGACGCGCTCAGCAGCTTGCTCGGGCGAGGTGAACTGTTCGATTCCCCACGCACTGTCGGCAACCAGCTTCACGATGTACGAACCATTTGTGATCTCGACATCTTCGTTCGGCAATACCAGCCAGACGCGATTATCAACCCGCACATGCACGATCAGAATGTCGTCGGGTGACTTAACGTGCAAGCCGCGAGTCGCCATTTGTTTGAGTTGCTGGTAGTACGGATATTCTTTCCACACCCAGGGAAATCTTGGGTCGACTGTTACTGTCACCGTCTGTACGCCATTGAACACACCCAGCGAGAGAATCATGTGCGAAAGCAGCGGATACCATTCCGGCCCGACCGTCGGTGACATCAACCAACCGCAAGCAAAGCTTCGACAGATATGTGGGCGCGTGTCGTAAATTTTGCAGCCGCCGTATCCTGGTCGACAATGCTCGCACCATTTGTTCGCTGGTTTATCAAGTTCGATCACGTGCAGGAGCTTGCAACACATCGAGCACTTACCGCACGAGCGGCCGGGCGCGATCGGGGGGCCATCGTCGCCGCTCGTCGCAGTCATAATGGGCGCGTCCGTCATGGTGTCATCCAGTTGGCGAAGCCGCTCGGCGCAGCGTCGCGATAGGCCGTTGTCCCGAAATTTGCCGTCACCGTGTCGCCGATCGTGGACGTGTTCGCTAGGGTGATGGCAGCGGTGTAACTGCCGGCAGCGATAGTGAAGCCACCAACACCGGTCGCGGGATTAGCCGTGCCACTGTTGTTCCAGAGCCCACCGTTCTTGCGGAACCAGACGAGGTGCGCACCGAGATCGACGGCACAACCGACGACATCGCCAGCCACCGGGCTTCCAGGGATCGAGCCCGGGTTGCCGTTGTTGGCGTAGATCTGTCCGGGGCCGAAGTTGGTGAAGAAGGTCGCGCAGAGCTGGCCGTTGCGCATGTTGGTGTAGCCGGTGGTCCCGCTCTGGCCGCTCAGCATGAGTCCGACGCTGTCCGAGCCGCCGTGCGAGGCACCCCGGACGAACTCGCAGTAGAACTTGCCGGTGGACTGCACGACGTTGCCAACCGCACCGCTGGCGTCGATCGTGACCGCCGATCGAGTCGCCGTCAGACTGTTGTTCGTTATCGCCATGTCCGTAGCTGCTGGACTAGCGAACACAGCGGGAGCAGACACTTGCGTTACCGATGGCGCATAAACAGCGTCGTCGTTGCTCATGACGGCCGAGATCGCCTGAAGTATCACGTGATCCGCGACGTAGGTGGGTAAAAAGAACACGTCGTTATCGATCCATATATTCGGAATTATCGTCTGCAGGATCGCAGGCACTGTCCAAATGCCGTAACCGGACGGTGCAGGAAAAGTGAAGGGCAGTTGCCCGAAGTTGCCGGTGAAGTTGTCTCCCACCGCCGTGCCTACACCATCGAACCCCACGAATGGACTGGGATTCGATGGCGTGCCCACTGAGCCGATTCCAACCACCGGATCAGCGGTTGGGTCCCCGTTCCAGGGGCCACCGTTCTTGCGAAACCAAGTTCTTAAGTTGTCCAAATCGGTCGCAATGCCGATGATGTCCCCGGCAACGATGTTGCCCTCGACGTTCTTTCCAGTGTCACTGCTGTAATACCAAATGCCGCCACCCCCAAAGGAGCAATAGGTAACTGTCACATTGATGGCAGAACCGATACCGGAAAAGTTGCCGCCAGAATACATGAGTCCGACGCAGTCGAAGCGCCCCCTCGTCTCCCCGACCGTGACTTCGAAGTAGTATTTGCCATTGGTCTTGTTGATCGCGCTGCGCGCGCCCGAAGAGCCAGTGGTGCTGGAATGCGTCGCGGTCAGATTACTGTTCGACAATACAGTATTGACGGGAACGCCGTTGAACGAGGTTGGCACAACAACTGTCGTGATCGTAGCTTGCCAGTCGCCGAACCCAATCGGTCGGGTATAAATGTATGCCGACTGCCCGAAGTTAGCAGTCATTGCATCGCTGGCCACCGTACCGGAGCCACCA